TTAACATTATCATTAACATTATCATTAACATTATCATTAACATTATCATTAACATTATCATTAACATTATCATTAACATTATCATTAACATTATCATTAAAAACATCTATGAGTTCATTGTAATAGGATTTTTTATTATATTCGGCATGAATTGTTTTGATATAATTGATTTGTTTTCGAAAATGGTCAAAGACATATTTAAGGAGGGTTAAATAAGAATGCGAGGAATGATTAATTTTAATGATAGTATTAAAATATTTGGATAGGCGTTTTTCATAGATAATAAAAAAATGATAATAATATTTAATATTTATCGTTAAAAATGGATAATAAAAACTTTGAAGACGTATTAAATCAATACGTTGAAATTCTAATGTATGATATTAACATCAAATCATTAGAATTAAAAAAAAATAAATTGGATGTTGAAAAATCTGATTTAATTTTCAAAAATTACTATCAAACAAAAATAAATGAATTCAAAACAAATATTGACAATGCGCGAAAGATTTATTTAAGACGAAGTTGAACCAAATCCGCCATCGTTTCTTATTGTATTACTTAAATCATCTGTAGTAACTTCAATTAAATTAGCCGAGACTTGTTTTCGAATAATTAACTGACAACACTTAAAAGGCAATTCAAAATCAGGTGATTCATCACATATTTTTGTTAATGCAATCATCAAATTTCCTCGATAATTATTATCAATAATACCAATACTATTGGCAAGCATATATCCGGATTTACTAAGAGAACTTCTCGGAACAATCTCGGTATAGTAACCGTCTTCAATTTCGATTTTAATACCAGTATCATATAAACTAGTTTTTGAATTGAAATCTTTAATTTTGCTAATAATAGTTAAATCATATCCGGCATCTTCTTCGAAGGCTTTAGAGGGAATAACAGCTTCTTGAGTTGTTTTAAATATTTTGAGTGTTGGTTTTTTATTATAAATATTTATTTTTTGAAAAGGTTCAGCTAAACAAGATAAATCATTATTTGAAGAATAAATCTTTTCATTGAATTTATATTTATTTTTGATGAAAATAATATCGTCGGTTACCATTTCATAATTAATGATATAATTATTTTTAATGCTATCAATAATAGGTCTGATATTATCAGTTATTTGAATTAGTTGATTATTGTTTGCTTCATAAATACCTCTGATTAACATTAATTTAACATCTTCCGGAAAATTGGGAAAGTCTAAAATAGTATTATTGATAATATCAGTATACATATTATTTTGTTCAAAATTGATATCATAAACAGAAGTTGTATTAAAATATGAAGAAATCGGATAAATACTTTGAATAAGTTTGTAAGTTCTAATATTCATAAAATTAGTGCTAAGTTTATATTTATAAAACAAGCCACAAATATAAGCTTTTTCAGTAATATCTATATTACTAAAGCATTCATCCGCAGACATTTATATTTATAATAATAATTTCATGAAACTTTTAAATAAAATTAAATTAAATATCTAAAGGACTATCTGTAATCATCATACCACAATATTTTACAGGACTTGATTTATAATCATATTTAATATAAACACCGATATTAATGGCTTCGATTAATAGTTCTTTAAAAAATTCCCAAAATGCGGCATCGTGTCCGACTGTCTCATTTCCTATATGACTTAATTCATGAATACATACAAATGTAAGTATATTAATATCGACTAGTTTATTATCGGTGCGAAGACATAAAACGATTTCTTCGCCTTTATTAACTGTGTAACTGGTATAACTTGGATTATCAATGCCTTCTTTTAACGAATTTGGATTAAAATTTTTTTTTAATCTCACAACTTTTGAATGGTCAGGATAAGTTTTATACATATGTTCAACTAATAATATTAATTTTTTGCGAATATTTGCGATTAAATCGGCGGCTTCTTGTGAATCGTCTTTAATTTGAACATCATAATCTCTATTATCAACTTTAGAAACGATTGTTTCAATACTGCTATAATATTTATATTGATAAATCAAAAAACCGAGAACAATAAATAAAATTATGACTGCTGCATTATTTAAATCCATTCTTTCTATATAAAAAATGACATTATTAATATAAAAATAATTATTATAAAAAATAATTATATGATAGAAGAAGTTATATATCAGATTGTTGATTGGTATATACCAGAAAATGATAAAAGCCAATATGAAGACGACCCAAAAGAATATACAATAAATATTTATGGTAAAAATAAGGATGGTATAAGTATATGTACAAAAGTTATTGGATTTAATCCATATTTTTATATCAAACCTCCTGAAACTTGGGAAGATTTGACAGATAATGAATTTAAGAAACGAGTTCAGAGTTTGAATATCAAATTATTGGAAGAAAGTTATGATGCAAGATTTAAAAACAAGGTTTCGAAGAAGCAAATAATATCAAAGAATTATAAAAATCATTTATGTAAATTGGAAATTGAACGCAAAAAAGATTTCTGGGGATTTACGAACAACAAAGAATTTAGATATATAAAAATTGTCGTAAAATCTCTGAAATTATTCAATGAACTCAGATATTATTTTCAAGATAATAAAGATGGATTTGTATTATACGAAAGTAATATCGAACCATTTTTAAAATTTATTCATATTCAAAAAATTAAACCTTGTAGTTGGATAAAAGTTAATAATTTTTCTCTAGAAAATGCAGCAGATACTAGAAGTGAATATAATATAACGGCTAATTGGTATGATATCGAACCTATAGAAAATAACAATATTGCACCTTTTACGATAGTTTCATTTGATATTGAATGTTCGAGTTCGCATGGAGATTTCCCCATAGCAATTAAGAATTATAAAAAACTAGCCCAAGATTTATGTATGTTAGCAAAAAAGAATTTAGATGACAAAAATCTTATTCCAAATATAATAAAAGCATTCGAAGAAGAAGTTGTAATAACTCCTATTTATAGTATAAATAGGTTATATTCGAAAACACCATTAACAAAACAGCAAATAACGAGATTATATGAACGTGAAATGGATATTAGATTTATTTTAGATAGATTTAAATCCATTGAAACAGTCGGAGACGACGATGAAGAGGAAGAAGAAGACGAAAAAAAAGTAAAGATGTCAGTAAAAGAAGTGAATGAAATTGAAGAAGCTTTAAATGGTCGATTATGTGAGATATTGCCAGAATTGGAAGGAGATAAGATTATACAAATTGGAACAACTGTTCATATTTATGGAAATGATGAAATCACCTATAAGAGTTTAGTATCATTGAATGAATGCGATGATATTGATGGAGTTACAATTATTTCATGTAAAACAGAAAAAGATTTATTATTAAAATGGAAGAATGAAATAATAAAAATTAATCCAGATATCATAATTGGTTATAATATCTGGGGTTTTGACATGGAGTATATATGGAACAGAGCAATTGAAAATGACATAGAAAAGAAATTTTCACGAGGTTTTGGCAAAACGCTAGACCGAGATATTAAATTAATAGAACAGCGTCTTTCATCATCAGCATTAGGTGATAACATCTTAAAAATGTTTGATATTGATGGCATAGTAACAATAGATTTATTAAAAGTAATGCAAAGAGACCACAAATTAGACAGTTATAAATTAGATAATGTTGCGGCATTATTTATAGGTTCAAAGAAAGATGATTTGAAGCCAAAAGAAATTTTCGAAAAATTTAAAGGAAGTTCTGCCGACAGATGTATAATAGCTAAATATTGTATTCAAGATTGTGTATTGGTAAATAAACTATTACATAAATTGAAAATAGTCGAAAATAACAGTGGTATGGGTAATGTATGTTTAGTGCCTTTGAATTATCTATTCAAACGAGGACAAGGTATTAAGATTTATTCATTAATTGCGAATGAATGTATGAAGAGAGAATTTTTAATTCCAACGAAGAAATATAATATTAATGATATCGATATCGATGGATATGAGGGAGCGATAGTTTTAGAACCAAAAGAAGGCATTTATCTAGACGAACCTATAGTTGTATTTGATTATGGTTCTTTATATCCGTCTTCAATGATTTCACGTAATTTATCGCATGATACATATATATTAGATGAGAAATATTTAGAAATCGACGACCCTAATGTAGAATTCATATCTGTTTATTATGATTTATACGAAGGTTTAGGAGATAAAAAGAGAAAAGTAGGTGTAAAAGAATGTAAATTTGCTAAATACAAAGATAATAAGAAAGGAATTATTCCAGAAATTTTAACGATGTTATTAGACGAACGCAAAAAAACAAGAAGTAAAATCGAACATTCAACTATTATCAAAACTGACGGTAGTGAGATAATAGGAATAATCAATGATGAGAATGAAACAGAAATAACAGTTTCGCATAAACATAAAATTAAGAGAAGTGAAATTAAAGAAATTAAGGATACTTATAATAAATTTGAAAAAGACATATTCGACGCATTACAATCAGCATATAAAATCACAGCTAATTCTTTATACGGTCAAATAGGTGCTAAGACATCGCCTATTTATTTGAAATCTATTGCTGCTTGCACAACTGCAACAGGACGTGAAATGATAATGATGGCTAAGGAGTATGTTGAGACGAATTATAATGCTGATGTAATTTATGGCGATAGTGTAATGCCATATACGCCATTAACTTATAATATTGATGATGAAATTAAAATAACAACTTTTAGTCAAATAGGAGAAAATGATAATTGGATTGATTATAGAGAATTTAAATTAGGCGATGAATATCGTTATAACAAAGAACAATACATACCACACAATAATATGAAGGTTTGGACAAATAAGGGTTGGGCGAAAGTAATGAGAATAATAAGACACAAAACAGTAAAAAAAATTTATAGAATTTTAACAGCAACAGGTTTAATTGATGTTACAGAAGACCATTCTTTATTGGATAACAACGAGAAGATAATAAAGCCTAGTAAATGTAAATTAGGACAGTTATTATTACATTCAAAGCCAGAAATTAGTAATTATGAGATGACTGAAATATTGGAAGAAGATATAGATTTAATTCAAGGTAAGATGAGTAATATTGAAACACAAGTAAAAGCTCAAGAATATATGATAATATTGGAACAAATGGGTTATAACGTAACAATAGATTATAACTCTGATTATTACATATTAAAATATACGAGAAGAGAAGTTAAGGAAACAGGAATAATTAAAAAAGAAATATTATATGATGCATATAATGGTTATGTTTATGACATTGAAACAGAAGTAGGAGTATTTCATGGAGGAATAGGACATTTGATATTAAAGAACACTGATTCAATTTTCTGTAAGTTTCCATTGAAAGACGAGGAAGGTGAATTAATATTCGGTAAATCTTCTTTACCCGTAGCAATAAAAGTTGGTAAATCGGTTGAGAAGAATATAGCGAGTATAATGCCAGCACCTCAGAAACTTAATTATGAGAAGTGTTTGTATCCATTTATATTATTTAGCAAAAAGAGGTATGTAGGTAATTTATATGAAATGGACGATAAGAAATTCAAACAAAAATCGATGGGTATTGTATTGAAACGAAGAGATAATGCGAATATAGTCAAAAAGATATATGGAGGCATTATTGATATAATTTTGAATAAACAGGATATAGACGAATCAATAAAATTTTTAAGAGAAGAATTGAACGATTTAATAAATGGTAAGACTGATATGAAAGATTTGATAATATCAAAAACATTAAAGTCATCATATAAAGACCCTGAAAAGATAGCTCATAAAGTTTTAGCGGATAGGATAGGTTTAAGAGATGCAGGAAACAAACCGGCGTCAAATGATAGAATAGCTTATATTTATATTAAGGCACCTGCAGCAAAATTGCAAGGAGACAAAATAGAAACACCAGAATTCATAAAAGAAAATGGTTTAGAACCTGATTATTTGCATTATATTACAAATCAAATAATGAAACCTGTATTACAGTTATATGCGTTATGTTTGACAGAATTGAATGATTATAAAGAATCTCATGATTATTGGGAGAAGGTAGAAGACGAATTAAAAACGAAGCCAATGTATCAAGATTCGATAAGAAGAAAGAATAGATTAGATAATTTGAAATTGATGAAAGTTCAGGAATTATTATTTGATGAATTCATTTATAAATTAAAAGAGCCGAAGAAATCAAGAAAAAAGAAAGAAGAGAAGGAACCTGTTGTTGTTGCAGAGAAGAAACCAAAGGAACCAAAAGAAAAGAAGGAACCAAAAGAAAAGAAGGAACCGAAGGAAGAACCAAAAGAGAGTGGTGATATGATATTAACGGGTGAAATTAGGATAATAAACGACAAGAAATTGGAAGGTATTAAATATACGATTAAAATTATGAAGAATGATAAGATTATTTATAAAGAAGACAATAATAATAATGTTATAAAATCGGTAAAAAAGGAAGATATATTAAATGAGATATTAATAAAATTGCATGATAAATATAAAAAAGAAAATGAGGATTATAAAATAAATATGAAAATTAATTATTTAGATTATGTGAGAAAATTCAAGTTATTCATAACACGATATGAAGATTATAAAATTAGAAGTAAAAATCACGATAGCAGAACTAACGATATAGAGATGGTTAAATTACATAAAGAATTTTCTGATAAAATAGATTTATTAGCTATTAAAGATAATATTAAATTAATAGAATAAATAGATAATGGGAGCTTCTGAATCAGTTATTGTAAATCGTAATGACGTCAAATTGCAATTTGATGCAGGTGAAATTGAAGTTGATAATAAATGCAGGCTTACGTTATGTTCGCCAGATATTGAAACGTTTGAGGACAAAACCAAAGACAACAAAGAAAAAGAAATATTAATTTTGGTAATTATAATGTTACTGTTTATTTCATTGCTATTTATAAAAAGAACTTGAACTTATAAAAATATATATAAGGATAAGTTTTATATTAATAAATAATGGGAGTGTAGTTCAATGGTTAGAACACAGCTCTTATGAAGCTGAGACCAGGGTTCAATTCCCTGCACTCCTATCTTTTTTTTTATTTTTCTTTTTTAATTATAGCATTGTAAGTTATAATTATCTAAAAATTTCTTATAAACTTCGACAGAAGAATATGTATTATTGCCTGGTCGATTTTGAATGCCTGGTATATGATTTTTGGCATAAAAGAATTTAGCATATTCGAGAGCATCAGGTTCAATGCGACCGATGCTATAATCGTTACCCCAAGGTTTTTTTGAAAAATTAACATCACCAGAATACAATCCGGCGTTTAATTTATTCATAGTTGTATTCATCTTTATTATAATATAAAGAAATAAAAATAATTTATATATATAAATATGGCTGATACAAAAACACAAAAAGATTTTCTTAAAGATGGATTAGACAACGATAATATAATCGAAATAATACGAAAAATACGTGAAGTAGTAGATAAAGGTTGTAATGACGAGATTATAGAAAAACTAAAAACAGAACATGATTTTTTCTATACACGATATCCGATTTTATTTGATATTGCCACTAGAAATGACGAGCCTTTCAATTGGGACTATTTAAATTATTTTTTAAATATGCGAACAAAAATAATAAACGATGAATTGACATCAGATAAAGCTTCTGTTATAGTCGGCGAAGAATGGTTCGCTAAACATGTCAAAGTAGATGAAAAAAATAATTCTTCTCCTAAACCACCACCTTTAAAATTTACACGAAAAGAAAGTAAAAGACCTAAGCATTAGTATCATTAATAATATTCATCATCATCGAAGAACAGTTCATCGTCTGAATATTCTTCGACGATATCATAAGTATCATCTTCATAAATATCTTCATTTTCCATTTTGATTTCTTTTTCTCTTATTTTTTCCTCTTCTTCTAATTCTAGTTTAAGAGCATATTTTTTGTCTAGTTCATCATAATCAATCTCGTTCTTAGGTTTTGTATTTACAAACATGTATTTATAATGGTCATCAATTTCTTCTTCGTCTTCTTCTTCTTTGATAATAGCTTGGTCATTATCATTACCATTATCATTACCATTATCATTATCTTCTTTAATATAATCATCTTTATAGCCGGAGATATAATATTGAATAAGTTTATATTTTTGGATATTTTCGAGTTTTTCTTGACTAATATAATAATTAATAAGAAAATTCATTCGATGATTTAAAATATTTGTTTTTAAATCTTTACGTGTCATTAGGAAGGTTGAATAACAATTAAGATAATCATTTAATTCATTGGTATAAAGAAAATAAGTAAAATTTGAAATCATTGTATTTATGATATTTTGTTATATATAAATAATATATCATTTTTTTTATACCAAGTTTATTTTTGTGATAATGCCACTAATAATTGAATTGACTTTATCTATATCTACATCCTTGTTATGTTTATAATTAATAAGACAATTATTATTTTTTATTATTAATGTAATTCTATTATTAATTTTGAATTCGATAATATCGGATGTTTCTTTATTATCGATATCATTACTACATGCAAAACTATGAGTTGGTAATTTGATTTCATTGAAACTCAGAACATAAAATTTAACATTCGATTTATTTATAATAGTTGTATTTTCTAATTTTCGAATATAAACATATTGACTGTCGTTTGATAAATCATAAACATAATTATAATTATTTCTTGAATATGTAACACATCTATATTCCTTAGTTTTTTTAAAATTATTTTTAATTTTGTTTAATAAATCGTCATTAATATAAATATCAATTATTTCATCTTTATTATCAAAAGGTTTTTGAACTAAATAAAATTCGATGACATTGACATTCTCATTTCCGATTAAGGTCTTTATCATAATTATTTATGTATTTATAATATCAAAATCATTTTTTATATATTATAAAAAAATATGAATATTATTATTAATAGAGAACTGTTATATGATTGATTATAAGAAGTTGAATAAAGATGAATTGGTTGCATTATTAAAACAATCGGACAACCAATATCATAATTTGGGCGAACCGATGTTTTCGGATGTTGAATATGATGAAGTCAAAGACTATTTGCGCAAGATTGATAAAAATAATGAATATTTTAAACATGTCGGTGCAGAAATTATTGGTAAAGACAAAGTTAAATTGCCATATTTTTTAGGGTCTCAAGATAAAATTAAAGATGATGTCAAAACTCTTGAAAAATGGGTTAAAAAATATAATAATCCAGCTTCTTATATTATCAGTGAAAAATTAGATGGTATTTCATGTTTAATTGTTTATAATAATGATAATATCAAAATTTATACTCGTGGTGATGGTAAATACGGACAAGATATATCACATCTCAAATATAAAATAAAAGATTTACCTAAACTTCTTAAGACAACATCAAAAATAGCCGTTAGAGGAGAGTTAATAATCAGCAAGGCAAATTGGCAAAAAATAGCTCACAAAGGAACAACGGCTCGGAATGTTGTAGCTGGATTTGTAAATTCCAAGAAAGCAGATAAAGAAATAGCTGATTATATTGAATTCATTGTTTATGATGTGATAGAACCTAGAACAAAACTCGAAGATGGCTTAATATTTGCTAAAAAACATAAATTTAATGTAGTCAAACATATAAAAATAAATAATTTGACTATTTCAGAATTATATGAATTGTATAAAGAATGGAAAAATGAAAGTAAATATGAAATAGATGGTTTAGTCGTTACTCATAATGATTTATATAAATTAAAATCTGGTGAAAATCCCAAATATTCATTCGCCTTTAAATCCTTAGCTATGCACGAGGAAGTTCGAGTAATAGTCAAGGATGTTGAATGGAATGTAAGTAAAGATAAATATTTAAAACCTATAGTTAAATTTGACGAAATAAAATTAAACGGAGTTAAAATTAAACAAGCCACTGGTTTTAATGCAGAATATATATCTAAAAATAATATTGGTGTTGGTTCAAAAATAATAATAATACGTTCAGGTGATGTCATACCGCATATTAAAGAAGTTCTAACACCTTCGACCAATAAGAAACCGTTATTACCTGATGTTCCTTTCATTTGGAATGGTAAAGATATAATTTTAGACGATGATAATAAAAACAGAGAACAAGATATTAAAACTTATACACATTTTATGAAATCTTTGAATATCAAAGGAATAGGCGAAGGAGTAATAACAAAATTATATGATAATTCATATGACACATTGATTAAAATTATTAATATAACTAAAACACAATTATTAAAAATCGATGGATTTAAGGACAAAAGTGCAACAAATCTCTTAAAGGCATTGGAAGAAATCAAGAGTAAGAATTGTGTTGAATTGATGACGGCTTCAAACATATTCGGAAGAGGTATGGGAGAAAAGAAATTAAATTTAATTATAGATAAATATCCGTATATTTGTAATAATCAAGAAAAGGCTTCTAATATTACGTTAGAAGACATTAAAAAAATAAATGGAATGGGAGAGAAATCAGCATTATTATTTATAACAAATTTGAAAGAATTTTATAAATTTTATAATTCTTTGAATATTATCCCTGAAGTTATTGTTAAAGTTCCTAAAATTACTAATAATACATATAAAGATAATATTTATGTATTCACAGGAATTAGAGATAAAGATTTAGAGAAAATTATTATTGCGAGCGGTGGAACAATTGGTTCAACAATCACACGTAAAACAACATTATTAATAATAAAAAATGCAGATGATGAAACTACGAAAGTTAAAAAAGCGAGAGAATTCAATATTCCTATAATTACTTATGACGAATTTATTAAATAATTATAGAATAATAGAATAAAATATGAGTTGTGCTAATAATGATATTAATATCGAATTAAAAGATTTAACTAAAAAAAGTTTAGATTTTATTTATGATTATGCCACAAAAAAAGGAGATATTGCAACTTCTAATATCTATAAATCTACAACAGATATCAATAATCCGTTTAGCCAAGATTTTAAAACTACTTATGGTAATGAAATACAGACAGATTTAAATTCTGAAAATGAAGAAGGTAAGACTTACCTAACAACGAATTTAGATAATAATTTTTTTATGAATTGTGCTATTCAAACAAGTGTCCCATGGTTTTCATCAAGTCAAAATCGTAAAACATGTGACGTTGTCAATAATATAGAATATGACGAAACAAGAATCGCTATAAATAAAGTCAAAGATAGGACGGTTATAACACCTGTTTTAAACAGTAAATCAAAAAAAGGTTTTTGTGCTTATTATAGTAATATAAATAAATCATATTGTGAAAATAGATGGTATGACTGGATAACAATACCTAATTATTATTTAGGTAATACATATTATAAAGATAATTCACATTATACGGAATTGGACGTTTATAAATGTTATAGTCCTTGTCCAGGAGATTATTTGCCATATACTAAAGAAAATGGCGATATGAAATGTATTCCTAAAAAATTTTTTGGAAATGGCATATTCAATAAAAAATATATGTATAATTCATTAGGTTTGATTAATTTAATCGGAAATTTAGCATGTTCTGATGACGACAAGAAAAAATTCAATACTAATTTATTATATATATTACATCGTTTGATATATGAACATAATATTGAAACAAAAGTTGATAATAATATTTACACTGCTGAAAGCAATATTGCCAATTTGATGACATTAAAATCTGACTCAACAAGTCGTGATAAATCTTTTGATAAGATTAAACCTGAATATGATGGAATTTATAGAGAATTGTATAATACAGTTAATGAACATATATTAAAAAATTTTGATGGAAGTAAAAACAAAGATTATAATATTATAAATGAATTTACATATGCCAATTATAAATTTAATGAAAATGAGCCTGATATGTATAGTTTTACAGGAATGGAAGCAAACGGACTATTGACTGACCCTATTTTAATACATACATGGATGTTAGCCCAAATATTTCAGCCATTGAATATCGAAAAAGTATTTGGATATACAAATTCACAATTTGGAGCTACAGAACCAGAACAAAAAACAAAAATAGAACAATTCCAAAACGAATATATTTATAAAAAATTGTATAATATTTATAATAGTGAATTCACTAAGGCACATCCAGAATTCTTAGAACGATTTAAATCTGGTGAAATGTTTAAAGGAATAGAAGATAAAATTAAAAATGAAGCAAATAATAGCAAACATATTGCAATAAGATTAAAAAATATATTTTTCAAAGCTATAAATAATTGTTATAACAACAAAACAAATTTTAGTGTCAATTTAATATCACGCACTAAAAAAGCTTTACAAAACGGTAATTTAATAAATATTATCAAAAATAATTTTTTTTATAATTCATCAAATAATATAATTTTTAATCTTCCAGATGTTAATAGTGCTAATATTCTAATACCTATGAGTACTATTCCTAGTATAGAACAAACATATGAAACATTATTGAGTTTTGATATTAATAATATTGAACATACATATTATAAAGACACTGAAATTAAAAAATTATATGATAATTATAAAAAAGTAATTGATGATACTGTTCCTGCTACTACTAAAAAACATATAGGTAATTATTTTGATGAAAATAATAATTACTGTCATTATTTATTTTCGATGGAGGAATTAGAAACTCCAACATGTCCTCCTGGTTATGTTTATAATACAACTGATAATCAGTGTCAATTAGCACCAAGAAAACCCATAAAGACCGAAATCAAAACAGAAGACGATGACAGCGACTTCAAAATACCTAATTTAAGAAATATTTTTATTGTTTTCGTCCAAATATTGATGGTAATATTAATTTTATATATTTTATATGTAATTCATGATATATTTGGTGAAATAATCAAAAAAGGTCTTAATTATATTTATGTTAATTTTATAAAAGGATTTTATAATTTAATTTATATTTCTGCTGTTAGTGGAAATACTGAAAGTGAAAAAGAACGAAACAGAATAAATAAACAATTAAAAATACTAGACGCCGATTTAAAAACAATCATAACTAAGAAAGATACGATTAAAGAATATATGGAACGTTAAATATCATTATCTTTTATGACAACAGCACAAGTTGAGAACGTTTTTCTATGATAGTTATTATCAATGCCATGTTTTTTAATTGCAACTCTATGATTTAAAGTTGCATATCCCATATTTTTGAGTAAATCATATTTATTTAAATCTGGATTTTCTTTGACAAGTTCAATAATTTCATTATCGTGAAAATCTTTTGCAATAATAGACGCCGCAGCAATATTTATATATTTAGTATCACCTTGTGGAATACATTCATAATCAATGGTTTCATCTTCGGAACAAATGATTGGTTTAAAATAATTACCATCGACAATAATATTCGTAAATTTATGTTTTTTATATGCTTGAAATAATGCTCGATGCATAGCTTTAATGGCGGCATGAAGAATATTAATTTCGTCTATTTCTTTTGGTGTAGCAATACCAATACCATATGTTATTGCTTTCTCTTTGATATAATTGGCTAAAATCGTTCGTTTTTTGAAACTCAATTTTTTAGAATCTTTAATTTGTTTATATAATTCATCGTCATCTAAATTATCGGGCATAATAACAGCTGCAGCTACTACATTACCAAATAGAGTTCCTCTTCCGACCTCATCCACACCTATTGTTGTCAAATCGGTTTTAATATACATGTCTTTGTTTATATTATTTTTATAAAAGAATATATCATTTTTTATTTATAATTGACTTAAAAAATGATTTTAAGAATTATAAAGACTTTAATATATATAAATTAAAAGAAGGAAATGGAGGAATTGATGCATAATTTTAATAAAATTTTAGATGATAAAAGAGAAGAAATAATAGCAATAGCAGCTGCAAAAAAACGAGAAAATAAAAAAGTGATTAATCCCGATAAATTACCGTTTGATATCTCAACCACATTAAATAGAATAAATGTCGCAGCTGAAAAGAAATATAAAGCTTCTTCTAAATATATTAAGAAACAACAAGAAGAAAATGGAATATGAAGACCGCAAACTCATCTTAAACAAATTAAAAGAAAAACCATTCATCAAACAGCGAACGGATGAATGGTTTAGTTTGCGGCAGAATATCTTAACTGCTAGTGATTTATATGATGCTATTTATCATCCGGCATCATTGATAAAAAAGAAAATAAAAAATGCTTCATTTAATTCTTATTCAATCCCTGCTTTAAAATGGGGTTGTATGTTTGAACCAGTAGCAATTAATATTTATGGTCATATAAACCAAACTAAGATTAATGAGTTTGGTTTATTGACTAATGAAAAAATAGAAAGATTTGGAGCATCTCCTGATGGTATTACAGACGAAGGAATAATGATTGAAATTAAATGCCCTTATTCGCGTGAAATTAAAGATAATGTTATACCTGATAAATATTATTATCAAATGCAAGGACAAATGGCAGTATGTGAATTAGATATATGTGATTATATCGAATGTAAATTCGTAGCATTGCATAAAACAGAATATATTGAGAAGGTAGAAAAACTAGAAACATACAAACACGGAATAATAGCAGATTTAGGATTTGGTAATTATATATATTCAACATTTGACCAGGATTATAATCTCAATATTGCTGAAATGGAAAAATATGAAAATTGTATTTATTGGACACTAGATATAATCAATGTTCAGCGAGTTAAATTTGATGATAAATTATGGAACGATAAAATTAAAGATAATATTATTAATTATTGGGATTTGTATCAAAACGAACTTAAAAACAATAATAAGACCACTAAAAAGAATTTATTTATTGAAGATAATGATTAATCATTTTATTGCGCAAATTTAATTTATAGACGATTGTATTACCACTGAAATCATTTTCGACAAATCTGAATTTTTGTTCGTTGTATATTAGTCCATCATAGAAAATTATGATTTTATTAAATGCATCTTTTAATTTATAAATAACAAAGATATTTTTCAATTTCTTAAAATTATATTTTAATTTTGTTTTTTGAATATCGTTTGTTATAATTTCTATAATTTGAGTTTCATCATAAATGATATTATCTATGATACTTACATAAATTGATTTTTTGATATCATTAATATAATTATAAAATCCTAAATAATCGTCTGGTGTATCCAATTTATTTTTTATTGAAGAATATTTTATTAATAATTCTTCTTCTTTTTGTTTATTGTCGTTTTTATTAAAATTGTCGTTGGTCATTATTATAGGCGGTCTTATATCATCATTAGCCGTTTTAGTATTATAATTAAAAATAATATTATTAATTGTTGTATTATAATTTAAATATAAATAACTATCAACTAAAGTATAAATAATAATAATTATCAATACTATAATAATAATTATTATGTAATTCATTATATACTACTTCTAATTAAGATAAAGTTATAAATCCATTCGTATTAAATTTAGTGTTTTCAGTAACTGATGTAGGATTATTGACAAACGTGACATTCATTATAACATTATTAATAGCATTCTTTGAAATTAATGATGCCGGTTGTAGTTTTAAAACAGAACCAGCATATTTAACAGAAGTATATCCTGTTACATTTTCTACAGTAGATATATATCCTTCTGGAATAAAGAAATTTATAAATGAATTAGGTTTTATATCAAAATTTGATATAAAGTTTAATGTAATTTTTGCTGGAGTAGTGGTGGCACCAGCGGATGCAGCTCTGGTATAATTATAAGTGCAAACAATAATATCAGGAGTATAAATATTACTAGTTATACTAATAGCAGGAGATATATTTGAACCTAATGAAATATTTTTATTTATACCATCAAAATATGCCATAACATTATCGTTCGTATCACGTATGGCCACTGCAGTAATATTAGAAGCGGTATTTACTTTATTTTTAGTATAAATATTAAATGTTCCATCGTTATCGATATTAACATTTATACATTTTCTTTTAGTTATATCAGTGTTAGCATCACAAATATTAATAAATCGAGAACTGTCAGTTAGAGAAGTTACATTCTTATAAGTTGTTATATCAGGTTTGACATTTAAATTATATGTCTTAGATACGTTAATATTACTACGAGATATATCATTAATAATATTACCATCATTGACAAAATCGAAAACATTAGTTAAATTACTACTTAAGCGACGAACGGAAGTATGACTTGTGTTAAATATTTTGTCCTGATTATCATCGACAGAAGCTATTTTATTTATAACATTATCTTGTAATTTATTGAAAGCTTTAGAAGTATCATTCATAACTTGTTCTGATTTTGTTAAATTGTCTTTAACCTCTTTTGTATATGTTATATATCTATCATTCATATAATATATAACTACAAATAATCCAATTAGAATTATTAAAATAAATACAACAAGAAATATTATAAATAAATCATTCATTTTATTCTAACATTTAATTATATATTTATTATTTTAATATCTGAACTTTCTTCTCCGCCTTTCTTTTTAGGTTCTGCAACAGGTTTCTTTTTAGGTTCTGCTGCAGGTTTTGCTACTACTTTTTTAACAGGTTCTTCTGTTGGTTTCTCAGCTGCTTTCTTAGCTGGTGTTGTAGGTTTTGTAGCTGGTTTTTTAACAGGTTCTTCTGCTGGTTTCTCAGCTGCTTTTTTAGCTGGTGTTGTAGGTTTTGTAGCTGGTTTTTTAACAGGTTCTTCTGCTGGTTTTTCAATTACTTTTTTAGGTTCTGCTGCAGGTTTTGCTACTACTTTTTTAACAGGTTCTGCTGCAGGTTTCTCAGCTGCTTTTTTAGCTGGTGTTGTAGGTTTTGCAGATACTTTTTTAACAGGTTCTTCTGCAGGTTTTTCAGCTGCTTTTTTAGCTGCTGCTGTAGGTTTTGTAGCTGGTTTTTTAACAGGTTCTTCTGCAGGTTTTTCAATTACTTTTTTAGCTGCTGCTGTAGGTTTTGTAACTGGTTTTTTAACAGGTTCTTCTGCAGGTTTCTCAGCTGCTTTTTTAGCTGGTGTTGTAGGTTTTGTTACTACTTTTTTAACAGGTTCTTCTGCAGGTTTTTCAATTACTTTTTTAGCTGGTGTTGTAGGTTTTGTAGCTGGTTTTGTAGCTGGTTTTTTAACAGGTTCTTCTACAATAACTTTTTTAGGTCTTCCTGGTTTCTTTTTAGGTTCTGGTGTAGGTTTAACGACAACAACTTCTTCTTCTAAAGATGATAATGAACTTTCATCAGATGACGAAGAACTCTCGACAGGTTCTACTGGTTTCTTTTTAGGTGCTGGTTTTGTAGCTACTTTTTTAACAATAATTTCTTCTTCTGATGATGATAAAGAACTTTCATCATCAGACGACGAACTCTCAACAGGTTCAATTGGTTTCTTTGGAGGTTCTGCTTCTTCTTCTGAAGATGATAATGAACTTTCATCAGATGAAGAAGAACTCTCGATAGGTTCATCAGGTTCTACGGGTTTCTTTTTGGTAGCAACTGGTTTCTTATCAACGGTTGTTTTTCTTGTTTTCTTGGTTATAATAGTTGGTTTCTTTTTGACAGGTTCTTTTTCAGTTGTTGTTAATACTGTTTCTTCTTCTATATAAATTGATTCGTCATTGTCATTTTCGATAGTTTCTATGATATTATCTGGTAATTCTATATGGTCACAATTAAACCGCATTTGAATGTTCATGGCTTCTAATTCCTGACTCAATAATTTCATACAATAAGGAGTTTCAATAATACTACTTTCATTATTTTCACAATTTGGACAAACACAAGAATTAATTTTTTTGGAATATTTAGGAATTATACCACATCTTTTACATATTTGCCAGCGATATTTATCAGAACGTTCCATCATACTTTCTTGAATAAATCCTGCTATTCCGTGACTAATCAAACTATCCCTTTCCATTTCACCTATACGTAATCCGCCTTCATTTCTTCTTCCGCCGGTTGGTTGTCTTGTTAATTGTGTCATAGGACCTTTACCACGAGCATTAATTTTTTCTGCAACCATATGTTTCAATCTAAAATAGTATGTTGGACCAATAAATATTTCCGTGTTCATTTGTCGGCCAGTTTGACCATTATATAAAATCTCATTTCCATGTTTATGAAAATTATGTTCTTCAAGTTTATTATAAATGGCTTTATGGTCTATATCTATATAAATTGTTCCATCTCCTAAATAACCTTCTAAACAACATAATTTTGCATAAACACATTCAACTAAATGGCCAATAGTCATACGAGATGGAATGGCATGAGGATTAACGATTAAATCAGGTTTGATACCGTCTTTAGTGAAAGGCATATTTTCTTCAGATAAAATCATACCTATTACTCCTTTTTGACCGTGTCTTGATGAATGTTTATCTCCAAATTCTGGAATTTTTATTTTTAAAAATTTAACTTTACAAATCATATTATCAACATCATTACCTGTTTTTGTATCATAATAAATATCATTAATATATCCATAATGACTATCATCACTAGTTATAGAAACATCTGTATAAGTAGTTTCTTTAACTTGTTCTACGAATACACCGTTCTTAACTTCTTTATAAGTTTCTTTTTCTAAAATCATACCTATAACAACAGCTTTCTGTCCTCTGGGAATATATGAACCTTTTTTGACTATGCCTTTTTCATCTAATAAATCATAATTTGCACGTTTGATACCCTGAACTTTAATTTTATTTTTCTTATTAATATCATCTTCAGCATAATAATTTAAAGGATTGCCAAATCTAATTCTTTCATAATCGGATACCTTCTTAGCTGTTGCAGTAATAGACTTAAAATAAGACAAATGAAATAAACCTCTATGAATTGAATTTCTATTTATAATTAAACTGTCTTCTTGGTTATAACCTGAATATGTCATAATAGCTACTATTAAATTTACGCCATTAGCCATATAATCACTGCCAGTATATTGAGCATGTCGAGTATTTATAATTGGTCTCTGTGGATAATGTTGAATAAATCCAAAAGTATCAAATCGTTTTGTAAAATTAGTAGCATAAATTCCAATGGCTTGTTTTGTTTGGGCTGCATGGAAAACATTACGAGCTGCTGCATTATGATTGCACATAGGAATATTACCAGTAACAACACTAACAATTGTAGATGGATGAATTTCGAGATGAGTATGAAATTCATTAATATCATCTGATTTCATAGCAATAATAGAGACGTCTGATTCTTGAGCATCAATATATTCAATTACTGCTTCATCTTTTTCTAAGATTTGTGTAATTTCCATAATGGTCTTATCAGCAAAAATATCTAGTCCTTGGGGATTGATATAATAATTTTTATAATAAATTTGTTCGTCTTTGTCGTCATATGGATAATACTTGCCTATAATCATATCAAACCATTTTTTATATTTATTATTAAAAACTTTTACTTCTCCATTTTTAACAATGATTAAAGGTCTTACGGCTCTTCCTGTTTCTGTGAAAATTCTAATTTCATTATATCGAATATGCCAAGAAATAGACGTTAAGATATTTATGAATGCGTTTCTTCTGTAGGCTTTAAGAATACGAATAATATTTATAGGGTCTTCAGTAATACCGAACCATGTATTATTTATAAAAACCTTAGTTATATTTTTATCTAATGGTAAATTATAAAATTCGATTGGAATTACTCCAATATCATTAAGACAGGTTTTAATATATTCTGGGTCTGTTCCTGCTGCTACCTTTGATAAAAACGCCAAATTCTTTAAATAGCCTACTGAAGCACCATCAGGAGTTTCAAACGGACACATAATTCCCCATTGTTGTGAATGTAATTTATGAGGACTAGTTATTTTAAGACTTCTATCAATTGGCATATTAACACGTCTTAAATGTGATAGATATCCAATATAACTAATTCTTGATAAATCTTGAACTCGTCCTAATTCGGGGTCTTCATCGCTAGCTAATCCCCAACGGCCTTTAAGAGATTTGGCGAAGGTTTCAGCAATGAGAACATTACGAATAAGCCGATAGATATTATCTTTGTTGATAAAATTATTATAATTATTTGTATTTTTCCATGCACCATAATAATAAAACTGGTCCATAGTGTCTCGAATATCTTTTCGTAATCTGCCATACGCTTCTTGAAAAAGTTCAGCAAGCAAAAAACCACTAATATTAATTCTTTTATAAAAATAATTATCTCTGTCACTTTCTAATTTAATTTTAAGACAAACATTAATGAATTCTTTTGTTAAATAACCTAAATATTTACTCTTATTTTCAAATAACTTAATATTAGGTAATACATCGGCTGATAATATGTATTTGACGTGGTCGGTTGTTTTGTATTTGACACGAAATTTAATATAATTCAATGCATCTTCTTGTGTGTATATATATCTTTTTTCATTATCATACATATAATAATTATCACAAATAGAAGGCAAAATAAAATTATTAAAATAAGTTTCTTCAGTTTTTGAATTATTAATTCCGAATATTGCTTCATAAATCTCTTTATCACTTTCTAAACCTAAGGCTCTAAAAACAACAAATAAAGGTATTTTACCTTCAACTGACGGCAAACTAACTAATATACATCCTTTTTGGTGTGAATGTTTTTCAGTTACATCATCATTATTTTTTACTAAATAAAATTCGACACTTTTAGGTTTTAATAATGATTCGCCATCATCTGCACTACATCTTATAAAACCTTTATAACTGAAATTATCATCATCTTTTAATTTATTTGTAAATAAACAATTGGTCGTTAGGCTTTCTTGTGCTACGATAACTTTTTCTTTACCATCAATAATAAAATATCCTCCACAATCATAAATACATTCTCCTAAGACTTGTAAAACCTTATTGCCATTTCCATTGAGAACACAAATATCAGAATGAAGCATAATAGGAATACTTCCAATCGCTACATTTTTTAAAGTAGTTTTAAAAACTTCATTATCGCTATTAGTAACTTTAATTAAAACATTTGCGTAAAGATGAGTTTCGTATGTTAAATTTTTTAATCTGGCATCATTGGGAGTTAATATTTTATTAATTTTACCTTCGCTCGTATAGTCAGTAATAATAGGATGGTCAATAAAAATTTCGTCAGTCCTTTCACCGCCAATATAAACATCAGCTTGCATTATTTTTTTAGTCTTATCAGTATCATCATATTTAATCATAGTAATAGGATTATAGGATTTGATAGTTTTTGGAATATAATTTTTTATCAATTCTCTGAAACTATCTAAATGATGATTTGTAAATGGATATTTATGATTTTTAAAATACAAATCTATTATTTTCCAGTCGTTCATTTATAATAATTGGATATAAAAAAAATGATTTTAAATATTTAAAAATTTATATTATAAAAATGACAGAAACAACTGAATATCATTTTGCTGAAAATTATATGACTTTGTCTGAAAATGAAAATTCGATGGTAATCAAGATGGATTTCAGAACATTAAATCAGAGTGTTGCGACTTGGGGTTATAATCGAGAGATTATTCCTTCAGTTGTTGATAATTTATATGGAAATATTAAAGATAATACTAATCATATTGTCTGGGTATTAACAGCTGTTAAGGAAAATAATCAAAGTCAGTTATATTTAATTGACGGTCAGCACAGATATGAAGCAATTAAGAAACTTATGGTTACTGATATTGATTTTACTGAAGAAAGATATGTATATATCGTTGTATATAAAATTAATAGTATTGAAGAAGATGATGAATATATCATTGATTTATTCACTAAAATTAATAATCATGCGCCTTTCAATGTTCCTGACTTTCCTTCGAGGCGGAACATTAAAATCATAAAAACAATTATCAAAGACAAGATTTTGAAGAATGGAATTTCAACAAATGATAAGACTAATAGTTGCCATCAGCCTAGACTTCATAAAAAAACGTTGCATGCCAAATTTAATACATTCAACAATTTTATTAAAGATATGACTGAAGAACAAATTATTCATAATTTAAAAATTATTAATAATTACATTGGTTTGAAGAGTTATCTGGATGTTTATACGTCTAAAGAAGACAGTGAAAAACAAGCAAATAAGAACGCCTGGGAAAAAGCTAAAGAATTGAAATTCTATTTAGGGTTTCGTAATTGTGATGAGAAATATACATTTGATAATATTATGAGAAATATTAATAATCCTGAATTATTTGCTTGAATAATTAAATAATTGTTTATTATTTTCATCATCATAATAAATAGCATCTTCTGAATTTATTTTTGTTTTGTCTATTTCGTTATATGAATTAAAAAACCCAGAACTATATTCAGAACCATATGTTTCTTGTTCTATTATTTTTTTATCGATGAAATTAATGAATGCTTTATCAGTGGCATCAATAAAACCATTGGCAAATACTCTTATTTTACCTTCGTCATTAATATAAAAATCATATGGTTCTCTGTGTTTTTCATCTTTGATTACAAGATTTATTTTTGTTATTTGTTTTGTCTCATGGTTTCCATTCTTTGCATTCTTATGAATAATTGATATATTCGAAGAAAAAGACATTGATAAAGGGCTATTATATTCGATAACATTCAAATAATAATAAATTTGTTTATTACTTGTATAATTAACAGTAATTTGACCTCTGCTATTCATTTTAAGATAATATTTATTATTGAAAGAAAATTTGGTTGATACGATATTTTCATTATAACTGAAAACATGGTCTGATGTTATAAATAACGAACCCCAAGGTGGGTCGATAGTTAGATTATTATTAGTACTATCATATACATATAAAGGAAATACGATTTCTTGAATGCCTGGATATTTATTTCTCAGGAACATCAATTCTTTAATAATATTGATACTATAATCTTTACTATAATGATTTACATTGCCTTTATTCAAATCGCTGTCAAATTGTTTTCGTAATTGATAAGAAAAGGTATAATTGATGATATCAACTGGTGTTTGTTGTATTTTAATTTCTTTATCGGCCTCTCTATCACAAAAATCTCGAATTTTATCAGTTTTTTCTAGAGTACATTTTTCATTAATTATATATTTCCTTAAACTCGTAGTTAAATATTTAATGATTTCTTCAGCTTTCATTAAATCCGGCAAACTCTTATTATTATTATCAGTTCCTAAAACACCGCATTTATATCTGAAAGTCTGGGCTAAACATTTATTAGGAAGGAATGGAGACATTTTTATAGCTACATTATCATTATCGGCATCATTACTTGCTAGAGAAGGAAGAAGTGTGTTGAAGTCTTCACCACCTGATTCACTTAAACAACCACCTTCATTACATAAATATAACAAATCGTCACTATATCTAAAATTTGTATTATCGGCTTCTTTCATTTTATTCATAGCATAATCAATGACTTCAGGAGTTAAAGATTTACTTTTTTGCAATTTAGCTCTTTCTTTTGCTTCGTTAAAGGTATTGACATCAGGTAAGCCATTAAATTCGGTATCTAATAAAACTTTAGTGAAAAACGATGAACTATTGATAATATCTTTAAAATTAGTTATATATTTATAATCAGCCGTCATAAAAGGAAAATAAATAATAACTTTGAGACGATTATTTACGAATGTATAAGAATTCATAGGCATCTTCATATATTTCTTATTCAAATCAGGATTTTTCATTTTATCCAAATAAGAATTCATAAAATCTTTAATGGCTAGTGAATAATTATTATTAGGAAAATTAACTTCTATTTTCTTTAAATTGGGGTCATCAAAAATACTACCATTATATTCTAAAGTTCGGGCAAATGCAACATAAATAGGATTTAGAATTTTAGCAGGAGCAATACTACTAACTTTATTATAAACTTCTTGAATTTTAATTTCAATATCATTTTCTAAATTGTTTAACGTCGAAACGAAAGTTTCTGATAATGTCGATTTGGGAATATGATAATTAGCGTCATAACTTTCTTGAGTAAAAAATATACATCTAACATGGTTTAAACGATTGAATGTTAAAGGGGTTTTGCGTATTTTATTATATTTAGGATTGCTACATTCAAAAGACCTATTTTCAATTCTTGAACTTCCTCCGCCCATTTTTATATATTATTATAAATATACATTAATAATATTAGACTTATTATAACACCCGAATAAATATATGTAATGGTTGAATTTAAGTTTAATAATATGGCCTGTAATAAGATTATTATAAAAATAAATAAAATCCATAAATAATTAAAAATAATATTTTTGAAGTTTTTAATTATTCTATCAAATCTATTTTGATAATTTGCTGTAAATGCTAATGGCTGATATAAAGATTTCAATTTGGTATAATATTTATCATTAAAATATTTAAGGAGTTGTTGATGTTCTATAGGAAATTTTTCACTTAATAATTTTAAATCGATTATAAAACCTTCAGAAGTTTGAGAAATGAATTGCATAGATTTATTTAAAAATTTAAATTGTTTAAAATCGTCTATATATAATTTCGTAATATAATTATTGGTATCTGGATTTATTTCTAGAAATAACAACAAGTCGTATGATGTATTCAACAAAAATAGAGCATCATCTCCGTATAAATTACTGGCATTATTAATAGACGATAATAATTGTTCTTTGAATAATATATTTACATAATCAGAATTAAAAAAATTTTCTTTAAAAATTAAATTAGCGGTTTTATAGAAATTAATATAATTAGTAATTAACGGATGTATTTGAATTATTTTTAAGGATTTTATTAATCGATAGCTAACGATTAACAAACCTATATATAAAAATACACATATTATAATGGTAACATTCATAATTTTATAACTCAATATAAATAAGAATACGAATAATAGTATTGGTATTATATATAAAAGAGGCATAATAATAATCAAATAATTATTATAAAAATCATCAAAATAATTTGTGAAAAACCCTGATATATTAAATCGTGATTTATAATGTTCTTGCATTCTAAATTATAAAAAAAAAATAATTTTTTACGATAATTTTTTACAACCTCTTTCTAATTGATAAAAATAGTCTATATCATATAAAATTTTTATTAGCCATATTATAATTGTAAATATTAAAAGTAAAGTTACCAAATATAAACTTAATAACAACATCTTTTTATATTTTAAAAATATTATAAAAATATGTTATGACAGATATATATCTTGATGATAGGTTATATATAAAACCTGGGAACATCTTATCCTCTCTTGTTGATTCTATAAACATCATAATCATATAAGTGCAGAAAGCATTAAAAATGAATATTCCGATAATATAAATACAACATATTAAGAATGGGAAAAAGGTGCCTGTATATTTAATTATTGATTTATTGACATTGCCAATAATTTGAGCGACTTTTTCATTTACTTTTTGGAAGGCTCCCAATTTATCTGCGGGTATTTGGCTATAAAATGGCAAGGCTTCGTGATATAATTTAATCAATTTTCTTTCATTCGAATCTAAAAACGAAATAAGAGTTTTATCTGATTTTTCTTCGGACAATTTAAAATATTTTCTCAATTCCTCTTTTACAACATCATTCATATATACATACTCATCAAAATACATATATAAATCATACATCAACAGATATTTAGACAAATTAGTAGAAGGTTGTTCAATGTCTAGTACCATTTTACTGAACATATTATCAATTTCTGCTCGTTTTGTGCTATCTGCCATAAGGTCAAAGAAATCATTATCATATTCTTTATTTATTGGTGATAGATTTAAAGCGATTACATTATCAATATTGACTTCATAATTATTAATATCTTTGAATTTATTGAAAGAAAGATTTCTGAATAAAAATTTATATATCAGAAGATGTATTAAACTACAGCCAAAAACCATACCTACAATTGTCAATAATTGAAATTTGGGGTCAATATCTTTCAATCCGCCATTTAATACGTGTGTATATTGATAAATATTAACAAAAATCATTGCTAAAATAAATAATATGACATAAAACAACAAAATATAAATAATATAAATAGTCGTATTAAAAACACTCAATGATGTGAGTTGTTCATTTAGAATATTAAATATATCATATTTAAAATTGTTTTTGGTGCATTTGATTATTTCTTTTGCCGAATAGCTAATACTTTGATTATTAGTTATTACTGAATTATAAAATAATGCAACAATACTTGATAATAATTTTATACATAAATTGATAACATTAATAAAAGATATAATCAATGTTATTAATGTTAAAAATATACAAATAACAACTAATATCATAATTAGCATTTTACATATATCAGCAATTCGTTTAAATTCAATAACAGTCTTTTTAGTGTTTATGATAGTATTTGGTTCATCGGTTTTAGATAAAATTTGCTCATTCGCTTGGCTTTTTAAAGTTTCTATATAATCATGTGCTTCTTTTATTTCTTGGCCTAATGTCTCAGTTTGGTCTTTAGGATCAACATTAACAGAATAGAATGTTTCTAATGTATCTTCGATATTATCATATTTTTTTTGTTGTTCAGTATTTATTGCATATCCTTTTTTTTTAGCACTAATAATAGATTTAAATTCTTCTACTATTTGTGAAAGTTCTTTATTTTTAATAACAGGTTTTTCAAGTAGTTGTGGTAATTGAGATGTTTCACCTTCATCTCTTAAACTTTCTCCTTTTTTTTTAGCTTCTTTAAATGGTTGTGTTGCATGACTAGCTAAATTTGCTGCAGCTCTTGTAAAACGTTCATAATAAGAAGGTTTATTAGGTTGTCCATCAGCGCTTACTTCGTCGTCTGATGCTTCATTTGCTACTGGCTCTGATTGTCCTTCTGGCTGAGCTGCTGGTTTTTTATTACGTGTAAACCATTTACCAAAGCGCCCTTTTTTAGGTGATTGTGCTGATGGTGCTTCTTCGTCAGCTGCTACTGGCTCTGATTGTCCAGTATTAGCTACTGCTTGTTCTTTATGTGGTTTTTTACGTCCAAATAATCGGTTCATTGTTATTATTCTATCTTCTTTAATTTGTAAATATTTATTTTTTAAAATAATATTTAAAGAAATAGTAAATTATGACACACAAAATTATTATACCGTTTAATAAGTAATAATCATATAATGATATCATTTTATATTTACAGATGTTATATATATCGACAATCAATTCTTGTATAATAGAATTATTATTATAAAAATCATTATAGACGTAATTATAGATGTCTTTATTGTTATTGAATGCTTTTTTCATTTTGGGCATTTCATAATTTAGGGTATTAACAGAATTGAAAATAAGTGAATCGTAATTTAATGATAATATTGGATTTATACGGCTAATATATGAACCTAAGTTATATGTTGAAAATAGGTCTTTAGCATCATCCAATAAATTATTATCAACATAATATCGAATTAAAATGAAGGTATAAAAAGCAGAACTCAATTTATCTTTATACAAAACACCGTTCTTATCTTTCATTGTCTTAAATTTTTCTAATGTAATAGCATTGTCCGTATTATAAGCTTCATTAATAACACTAGATATATATATAAATAATTTGTTATGATTGAAATTATATTTTATATCATTACATTTACCTTCTTGAAAGTAATCATCGAATTTATTCTTCTTTTCGCTATAATTGCATATTTTATTTTTATTTATGAATTCTTTATTGATGTTCTTATAAATGACATCTTTTAAATTATGAGTTCTCCGTGATAATAAATTCAAGAACGTATAATTATAAATAAAATAAACAATACCCAAAACCAACATTACCAATAAAACAGGCAATAATAAATTAAATTCCTTATATACATCATCAATTTCTAATTTATACTGAAATCTATAGGCAATATATAATATTATTACGATGAATAATAAATACATAATCAAATCTATATTTAAAGAAAAATTTTCGGTGAAATAAATAATATTTTCGATTTGTTTGAATTCTAGAACGTCTCTTAGTCGTATTTGGTCTTTAACTAATAGACCGATTTTATATGCCAAAGTTTTATAATTTTTTTGGAATGTATCATATAAAATCCATATTATTAATAATAAAAATACAGTAAGCAATACATAATAATAGATTTTATTAATTAATTCGCAATTATCGGGGGTTTCCTGATTGTCGGGAGTTGCTTTTATATCTAGAAGATGTATCATATTAAGAACAAAATCACGTTTTTCACCAAAATATTTATAAAAATAAATATCAACAAGTGGTTTAATATACTCGTATAATGCTTTTAAATTCATTTAATAATATCTATTTTATAAAGATTTAATTATCCATAAAAATATAAATATTAGTAATGGATAACTTAAACGAACGATAAATTCTTGTATTGGTGATAGAATATTATCTGTCAAATAAGTATTTATATAATGACTGCCTAATTTTTCAATTGATATACCTAATACAACTACAAATGCTAATAATATTAATTTAAATACATCATTTCGAGATAACATCATTCTATCCCAAAACGAATATTGAGGAACTGTCTGATATTGTTGAGGCGGTTTTCTAATCGGAGGCGGTGCTTGTTGTTGATAATAAATTGGTGCTTGCTGAGGTGGTTGAAGTTGGGGAGGTTGTGGTGGAGGTGGTGGCGGTTGTTGTTGCTGCTGTTGTTGTTGTGACGGTTGTTCGGAATGATAATCCATAGCAGAATTATCATCTAAATCACTGTTTCCGCCATTAAATGAATAAGCTATATTTAATTCAGTCATTTGTATATATCTATAATAAAGAATTAATATTTTTTTTAAAATCTTATAATAAATACAGAAAGAGAACTTTTAAATGGGCTATTATGATAATATATTAAATTTAATATCTTTAGTATTAGCATTATCTATATTATTCATTATTTTATTCGGATGTCAATTTCATAAATATAGATATGTAGAAAAATTCACTGATGCCGATACAACAACGACAACTCCAGAAGCAGCAGCTACAACAACTCCAGCAACAACGCCAGCAACTACCACACCAGCAACTACTACAACAGCAGATGAAGATGCAGAAAAAACAAAAGGAACAGTCAAATCTTTAAAAGCTTTTGATGCAAAGATATTAACACAATTGAACGAAGGTAAATTAACAGACGCTGATATGCAAAAAATGATAGATGATGGAACTTTCACGCGAGAAAATTTAGATAATATTCTTAAATACATTCAAGAATTAAAGAAGAATATGGTTTAAAGTCCATAATTATATTTTTGTTCCATTTTTCTATAGATATCAATATTATCTCTTGAAAAATTTTCATTTAAATTATCGACTAAGTCGTCTTCATCTTCATCATTTTCATTAATTATTTCCTGTTCATCATTTGTATATTTATAATTATTAAAATTATTGGTATAATTAGGATTTAATATTGAATTGAAATTTAGATGTTTGAATTTGGGTTCATAATAATAAATAGCCAATGTTATATTATGATTTACTCCTTTAAAATCATATAAATTTTTATCAGCCGTTTCAAATTTTAATGTTAATTTAGATAATTTCCCAATAGGATGAAATTCTCTAATTGGAATTTTTGTGATATATAATTTTTCATCATTAAAACCTAAACTATTTGTACGAAATTTAGCTATACCTAAATTATTATTAGTATAAGCCATAGACCCGAAAGCGTGTTCTTCTATTTCGGGCGACCTCATAATTATATATTTTTCACCTGTAAAACAAACCATACCAGGTCCAATAATTCTATTTCGCATTTTTGGAGTATAATAATTATCGTCATAAAAACTCGCATACAATCGCATAGATTGCATTATATTGCTATATTTAATTTCATTAGCATCATTCGTATCAATCGGTTTTTTAACTGTTAATTTATTGTAATAAGAATATTTAACATTATGGTCTTCTTTTTTTATTAGCATATTGAAACCTAAAGTTTCCGCCAATGTGCTATCATACATATTAAAAACGAATGGGTGAGTACATGTAAATTGAATGGTATCTGTTAATTCAGTAGGGTCAGTTAATCCAGCAGCTTTTAATTCTACATTACTGTCATTTATAGAATTTTTAATTTCGTCATTAAAATGAATTACAAATGTCGGCAATGAATAATCCGCATAAGACATATTAAAAACCTTGAACTTACCGTTATAAGTAGGGTCATAATTGACAGCATCGACATCAATTTCATTATTTATAAAATCATCTAAAGTTGTTGTCGTATCTGTATGAATATAATAATAAAGAGTGTTATTATATTTATCGATTGAATACATTGTTCTAGGAATACTAGTGTCAATAATATCAAAACCTATAACATTTTTAAAAGGAACATTGAAATTAACGACATAATTACTGGGGTCAGGATATAATTCGAAATCTCTGTTTTTACTATCAATAAGAATAACTATAGTTTGTTTGATACTATTTTCACGCAAATAATTTATATCTTCTATTGACATTATTTATCTTTAATAATTATATTTTATATTAATATAAAACATGCATGTTTATAGTGAATATTTTTTAGGATTATTGACACAAATCAAATTGTTTCATTGGTCTGTTAAGACTTATTCGGCCCATGTAGCTTTAGATAAATTACATTCAGCTTTATCCGACAATATTGACAAATTCATAGAAGCCTATATCGGTAAATATAAATTACAACCTATACCAGTTTTTACAATCAATACAACGGCTACTAGCAATTGTCAAAATATTATCGAATATCTCCAAGCACAACACGATAATATTAAAAAAATAAGAACAGGTGTCAATAAAGCTTCCGAATTACAGAACATAATTGACGAAATGTTGGCTAATATAGACCAATCAATTTATTTATTAAATTTAAATTAGTTATCACTATTTACCATAAAACACAATGAATTGTCGGGACGTCTTTTAGTAGGATTTGATTTTACTTGAGGTAATGAATTAGAATATTTTATTAAAAAATCTGTTATTTTTGTATCGTCATAAGGAAACGTATATATTTTTTGAAATTCTTGTAAATTATACATTATGATAGTTTTGAAAATTATATAACAATAGGCATTTGTATTATCAAACCATACACCATTATTTTTTTTCTGTAATTCAAATAATTGATATGATTTATATAACGAATATTTCAATTCTTCTTTGAATAATTCATAAAAATCTTTATTTGTTTCTTCGCTTATCTGTTGTAAAAACATTATTGTGGCCCAAAATTCAACAATTGTCTCATTCGGGTCTATGTCAGATTTTATATTAAAATGTTGTTGTAATCTCTTAATGTTCATACTGCTAAAAGAATTATCAATTTTTGAAATATGATGAATATATTCATGAAATATAACTTTTCCGAATTCTTCTTTTCTTAATATGTATATTTTTTTATCTATAGGAATAAGTCTATTAATATTTTTAAATGTAAAACCACTATTGATATTAAACCTCGATAAAGGTAATTTAGGAGTTTTATCAAATTCTTTTTTATATGGCGACAAACTAATATAAACATCAATCTTAGCATTATTTGAAAATTTATGAATTCTATTCAGATTTTTAATAATTATTTCTTTATTGTCATCATTGCCATTTACCAAGACATAAAAATTAATGTTGCCTTTGGTGTATTTAATGATTTTGTTTAATGACCGTAGATAGGTAATGAACCAATCGCCGATATACTCGCTCATTTCATGTTTAATTGTCTCAATCATCTATTATATTATTAAAAAATTGTTTTAATTCTTTGATAATACAATTTAAATATTTATCGTCTTTTAGTTTATTGGCGATTTGTAATAAGGTTGATGATTTGATTTGATAATCTAACGCGATATTTATATCATTTTGGACGATTGCTTTATCGTCCCAATAATTGCTTCTTATTATAAATGTATTGATAACGGTCGATTTTAAAACATTCTTAAGTTTAAGTTGTTTGTCATCGATGGTGTTTTCGCCATTTTCAATATATTTCCATACATTTTTTCCGCAATAATTGAATTTATCTTTAATTAATTCGTAAATAACTTTTGAGACATCGTAATGAGAACCATTAGACCCAATACAAATATCTATATAATCATTTAAATTATTCATTTTATATTTAAAAAATATTATTGTTTTAAATATAAAATGTTTTCAAATCCACATGAAATATTGAACGTCAGTAATAATGCCACTATAGATGAAATTAAAAAAGCTTATAGAAAGATTGCGTTAAAATGTCATCCAGATAAATTAAATAATATCAATGACCCAGAAGAAAAGAAAATAAAAGTTAAAGAATTTACTGATGCAACCAATGCTTATAACCAACTTCTTAATAATGACTACGAAGAACTCAATTATGATAATTGGGAACAGACATTTGATTATATTATTAATAGTAAGTTATTTAAGGATTTTGTGAATGTATTGATGAAACCATCGAATAAACCAATAATTCATACATTCAATTTAGAAATTACTTATAATGATTATTTTAGTAAAAACAAAAAGAAAATTAGAATATTTTTAAAAGATGTTATTGACCCGATTTTTATTGATTTAGATTGTAAAAAATTCCCTAAAGCTGTTATTAGTCATATTGACGATAATGACATCGAACATGAGATTATTTTCAATCTAAGTTTGACAGCCTCTAATAACTGTTATTATTATCATAATACTAATAATGATAATAGTATAGATATTATTCATGATATGATTATAACAACAGCTGAATATTTAACTGGAAACATCCGAGAACATGTATATTTAAATAAAGAAATTTTGATTATAAAAATTGAACCATTTTCTAATAAATTTATTGTGGAAGGTTTGGGAATTAATAAAGGTAATTTTATATGTAATTTTATTTATGTCCCAATTGACAAAAAAGACTGGAATAAAATTTCTGATGATGATAAAAAAACAATTATTAGAATTTTTGACAAATTGAAATTTATATAAAGCTTTATTATTTATATACAAATATAAAAAATGCCAGCTGCTCCAAAAAAACAAACCGTTGCCCCCGCTAATGATGCGAAAACTAAAGTTCCAGAAGAACCAGTAAAAGAATTGGTAAAAGAAGTGCTAAAAGAACCGGTAGTTCAACCTGCTAAAGCCGCTGAACCTGTTGCTGCAAAAAAGCCTCGTGTCACAAAAGCCACTACTGCAGCTGCTAAAACTGAAGCAACAGAACCGGCTGTTCCAGTTGCTGCTACTTCTACCGAAGAAGGTGCTGAAACACCATCAGCCACCGAAAATGCGGTTCAAGTTCTAGCAGATAAAATCGGTGCTCTTGCTGCACTTCTAAAAGATATTCAAAGTTCTCTAAAACCAGTTCTTAAGGAACACGACAAGCTCCGAAAAGTAGTTGAGCGTATCCAAAAGAAACGAGAGAATGCTCGCAAATCTCCATCAGGTTTTGCTAAGCCAAATAAAATTTCTGATGAACTCTGTGATTTTATTGGAGTTCCTCATGGAACTGAGAAATCACGAACTGATATAACCCGTTATATTAATGCTTATGTAAAAGAACATAATCTAAATAAGCCAACTAATCGTCGTGTAATTCTTCCTGATGAGAAGCTCAAGAAAATTCTCAAGATTAATAATGAAGAGGAAGTCACTTTCTTCATCCTCCAACGTCTAATTTCTCATCATTTCCCATCTCTAAGTGCTAAGAATGCCGCAGCAGCTGCCGCCGTTGCCGCAACCTAAAAAAACAAAAAGACCATTCCTTTTATTTTTATAAAATCCTTCTACACAAAGGACATTTATTATTATAATCAAGCATTTTTTTAATACAATCATCATGAAATGTATGATTACAATAAGTAATAACTATAGTATTTTTATCCATAGGTTCTAAACAAATAGAACATTCTTCATTATTATTATTAACTTTATTGAAATCCAATTTTTTTATAAATATTACTTTGAATACAATGTATATCAAAGATGTTATTATTAGCATAATTGAAAATAAGCAAATAAGAAATAATAGTCTGTTAAGTTTTAGAATAATATATAGTTTATTTGATACTGATTGTTCAGTCGTAATCATATAAAATTAATAAAAAAATAATATTTTTCATTTTTTTTATTTAATTAACATTACCATTAATTTCAGGTTTCAAACGATTGAATATATTATTGAGTTTGTATTTGTAAATATGCATTCTGTTGTTAATAGCTGTTATTTCCATTTTAATGGTAGTTCTATCAGACATACATCTTATTTTGTCAAATAAATGTTTATTAAGTCTTAATTGTTTATTTCGTATTAAATCATTCTTAACATGAGTTAATAATATATGTCCTTCGTAATTATAATAAGAAAGTAGTTTAATAATATCATCATTTATATTTTCGTCGTCAATATCATAATTGATTTTATCAATCAAATTATATTTTTCATAATTATTTTTATTGACAAATGTTCGTTTATTCATCATATTCATAATTGATTGAACCATAATAAATAAGATAATAGAAACTTCTATTATCATTATTATTAATTATTTATAAAAATAAATATTATCATTCATTTTTTTATTCATAATGGATATACCCAACAATATTAAAAATCTTATTATTAATTTTTTTATAATTATTGGTATGAATACATTCATATTTATCTTTTTGTCTTACTATTATGGCTTTCAATGGTAATGATAATGGTAATGATGATGATGACTTAAGTTTAGTTATTTTGATAGCTTTTATTGTTAATTCTTTTTTTGCAATTATCTTATATTTTTCGTTATAAGATAATGATATTTTTATTTTGTTTTTGTTAAAATTGAATATCATCTGTAATAAGATTATTAAATCTGTAAAATTATATTTACCTCTTGCCCATTGAATTTTGGGAAATTCTGGATTTTGGCTGATGAAATCATTATAATATTCTTGAATGGCTTTTAATAAATTGATTTTATCATAATGTTTATATTTATAATAAGATTTGAATTCATTTTGAATAGCTATTTCATATTTATTTTTTAATTGTTTCTTGAAAAATAATTCTTCTATTGTTGAATTCTTATTATTGAAAAATGCCAATAACATACAATCAATATAAGATGTATTATTTTCTCCTGTTATTGATTGCATACCCTCAGCTATTCTTCTATCGTCTTCATTATAATAATCTTCGCTTCTAATATTCAATATCTTCATAATATCTTGTAAATATGAAGCAGAAGCTATTCCTAAACTTTTGAATTTTAAGAATTCGTCTTTTGTTTGAATTGAACATCCTTCTTTTACTTTTTTTAATGTTGGCTGTGGTTGTATTTTTATTTCGCAAGTTTTATCTATTAATTCATATAAACGCATTCCATCTTCTTGTTCTTCAATTGATAATTTATAGACATAATCATTATATTCGAGAGTATTATTATCATCATTAACATTCAATTTTATGTTATTATAACTATTAATATTTAATAAATATTCAAGTTCTTTAATATGACTAATACCTAAATAATCGAATTTCATATCATAAATTGTTATTTGATTAGGATTGACAATAGTCAATAAATCATCTTTATTCAAATAATAATTTGATTTAAATTTGATAAAAGATAGTTTATTAGACTTTTTAGCAGTTTTTTTATATTCTTCTTGCTTTTGCTTACGTCGTTTTCTATTGATTATATATTCATCATTGCCTTCATCTTCTAATTCTGAAAAATCACTAGTATTTGATTTTAATGAAGGTAATGTCAAAGAACTTAATTGAGGCAAATTAACATCTTCTAATGAAGAAAAAGAAGTATCTTTAACATAAATTAAAGTCGTATAATTATTATCATTAAATGAAAAACACATTTGGGTTTTATCATGAATATTTCCTAATTTACAACGTTTTTTATCTAAACAAAATTTTACATCATTATTAACATCCCAATCAAACTTCATCAATTCGCAAGGTAATAATAATGAACCAAAATTTGCGGGCATACCTGCATCATTAGTAGTTCTAAACCAACCATTATAAACATATCGGTTATTTTTGCAAGTAATACCTGCGATTTCATGACCACTATCAATTTCAAAACTGTTATTATTAGTCAATAATACGGAATCTAATACATATCGGACACCATTATAATAAATTTCATTATTAAAATGATGAACATCGATATTTATATCAATATCAAAATGTTTCAAGTTTATATCTTCTAATCGTTCGCTGTTATAATATTCCTCTAAAAACATTTCTCGATATAAACTCAAAGATGTATCATCAGATGGTGATAATTTGTTTATTATAATATAATCGGTTGTTGTTTCGCTATCGATATCAGACCATTTTTCAAAATCGATATTTAATGTTTTGCCATCTTCTTTATAAATATTTGTGAAGAATGGTGGAAGAGTTGAATAAAAGTTTGCATAACAATTATCTTCATAAATAATAATATCCAAAAACTTTTTATTCAAACTTCTCAAAAAAAAAGGTAAGAATGTATCACTATAATAACCGTAATTTTTATTTTTTCTAAATCTCTTAAATAGTTCGGTTTTATCTCCATTTATGTATTTTAATATATTCTCGGGGCCCATAAATTCAAAATATTTATTAGCTTCTTCATCTCTAATATAATTATGTTTTATTATATGGTTCATTATTCTCGAAAACTTATCTTTCTTTTCTTCGAAATAATGAAACAATAACTTTCTCGAATGCTGACTATAAAAAATAGCCATCAAAATCGCATTAAACCAACATGTATTTCTGTATTGTGGTATAGTTATAACATTATCACAGGAAAACATATGTCTCTATTTATAATTGTTATTTTCTTTGAAATAACCGTTTTTTATATGCTTCTTGTTTGCCCTTTCGTTCTCTTCGTTCAGCGATATATTCTCGCATTTTGTTCATGTCTCTGTCGTCTATTTCTGAATAATCGCTTTTTTCATCTTTTAGAGAAGGCAATGTTAAACTACTAGTTATACTTAAATTTCTATCTACAGATGGTTGAGCTATTTGTTTAACATAAACTAAAGTTATTTTGTCTAATTGTTTAAATGAAAAACATAACTTTTTCTTATCTGCTTTCTCTGTCATACATAATTTAGTATTTAAACAAAATGATGCTCCCTTCTTTATGTTCCAATCAAATTCAAATAATTCGCAAGGTAATAATTTATTACCATAAGTTCTTGGTATGCTTTCACCATCGGGTATGGTTCTCATCCAGCCATTATAAACAAATCGTTTATTTTTACACGTAATACCCGCAATAGCATGACCTAGACCAATATCAGCTCTATTATAATTATCTAATAAAATTGAATCTAATATATATACATTACCATTATATTCAATTTTATCATTTAATTTCGATATATCTTTTATTTTGATACCATAATTTTCTAAATTTATTGTTTCTTCTACGCCTTCTTCTTCAAAAAATTCTGTTTTAATTCTAAAATACGACCTATACGGGTCTTTATCACTATCTGATGTTTTATGTACTATTAAATAATCAGGATTAGTTATATCTTCACTTTCTATTCCAGACCATTTAGAAATATCAGCAGGAGTATTAGCAATAACTTCACTTTCCGTTATGAATTTATCAAAAAGTGAATAAAAATTAGCATAACATTGATTTTTATAAATAATAACATCTAAAACATTTTTATTTAAACTTTTTAAGAAACGGGGTAAAAATGTATTCATGGAAAACCCATAACTTTTATTTGCTTTAAATTGTTTAAATAATTGTTCTTTATTATTAACATTAATATATTTCAATATATTCTCAGGTTTCATAAATTTAAAATAGTCCATAGTATCCTTCGATTTAATATAATTATGTTTTATTATGTCATTCATTATTCTTGAAAATTTGTCTGTCTTTCCTTCAAAATTATGATATAATAACTTTCTTGAATTCTGACTATAAAAAATAGACATCAAAATAGCATTAAACCAACATGTGCCTTTAGTTTGTGGTATTGTTATAATATCTTGACATGAAACTAATTTCTCTTCTGCTGCTGCTACTTTTGCTACTTGTTCTTCATGTCCTTCTTGTTTTAATGCAACATTAAAACGTTTTTTAAATTCTTTTTGTTTTTGTTTGCGTTCTATTTTCTCTTCATCGTTTTGAAAGTCTAATAAAAATTCATGACTATTTGATTTTAAAGATGGTAATGTTAAAGAACTAGTTAAACTCAGATTTTTATCAACTGATTTCATAACATCAGCATTTTCTTTAACATAAATCAATGTTGCATATTTAATATCATTAAATGAATAACATACATCTTTTTTTGTTGGAGCATCTAATTTACATTTTTTTGAATTTAAACAGAATTTATTATCTCGATTAACATCCCAATTGAATTTTACTAATTCACATGGTAAAACTCCATCTTTATCAGTCGTTTTTCTTAATTGACTACTATAAACAAAATGTTCATTCTTGCAAGTTATACCAGATATTTCATTATTTAATATAACTGAATCTAAAACATAAGTATTATCATTTAAAACAATTTTATTTTTAAATTCACGCAAACCTTTTATTTTGATATCATAATTTTCTAAATTTAATTTTTCGTCAAACCCCTGCAAATGTTCGTTTTCTTCATCTTGTGATGATAAAAATATATTAAAAAATATTTTTAGATATAAGTCTACATTTTCTAAATCGGATTCTCCAGTTCCATCATCATCTGGTATTTTATGAACAATTATATAATCAGGGTTTTTTAAGTCATCGCTATTATCATCAACCTTCAATTTTGATAAATCTATAGCTTCGTAATTTATACTGAATGCTTCAAGTGCAGAATAAAAATTTCCATAACAATTATCTTCAAAAATGATAACATCTAATACATTTTTATTTAAACTTTTAAGAAAAAAAGGTAAAAACAATTTATTATCATAATAATAACTACCTTGGTCTCTAAAAATGTTAAATAAATTCTGAGTGTTTGAATTCATATATTTTAAAATATTTTCTGGACGCATAAATTTAAAATATTCATTTGATTGTTCTGATTTTATATAATTATGTTTTATTATGTCATTCATTATTCTCGAGAACTTGTCTGTCTTTCCTTCAAAATGATTGTATAACATTTTTCTAGAATGCTGACTATAAAAAATAGACATCAAAATAGCATTGAACCAACTTGTATCTTTGTATTGTGGTATAGTTATAACATTATCACAAGAAAACATCTTTCTATTTATTATTTATATTTTAATAATAAAGATAACTAACAATTTTATATTTTTCTGATTTTATATAATTATCAATATTTTCGATTATTTTATTATTATCATCATACCATTTCGTTTTATATTTATAGAAACATTTGTATTTATCTTTTTGTCTGGTTATGATAGCAGTTAATAATAATGAATTTAATTCGGATTTTGGATGGGATTTGAGTTTAGTTATTTTTATTGTTTTTATTGTCATTTCTTGTTTTTCTATCATCTTAAATTTTTCATCATAAGATAGTAATATTTGTAATAAGAATTTATCGAATTTAAATATTTTCTGTAATAAAATTAATAAATCAGGTAAATAATATTTACCCCTAGACCATACAATTTTGGGAAATTCAGAATTTTGTTTAATAAAATCATTGTAATACATTTGAATAGCTTTTAATAATTTGATTTTATCGATTGTTTTATATTTATAATAAGACCTAAATTCGTTTCTTATTATTATTGCATATTTATTCGTTAAAATGCTATTAAAAAACAATTCTTCAATTGCTAAATTCTTATTATTAAAAAATGCAACCAATAGACAGTCTATATAATCATTTTTAAGTTCTTTAGGTTCCTTAAGTCCTTTAAGTCGTTCCTTAAATAGTTTTTTATAAATATCTTGTTGTTTTTTGCGAGTTTTCTTTTCTAATAGATATTTCTTTTTGTCTTGCATAATTATTTCCGATAAACTGTTGCTTTTTAACGAAGGTAATGTTAAAGAACTAGAACTAGGCGGTAAATTAGAATCGATAGATTTTATTGATATATCTTTTACATAAATCAAAGTTGCATTATCGATATCATTAAATGAAAAACATAAACGTTCTTTTTCTTTTTTTTCATATTTATCAAGCTTACATAACTTACGATTTAAACAGAATTTATAATCTTTTTTAACGTTCCAATCGAATTTCATTAATTCACAAGGTATTTTTTTAGGTCCAAAATCTTCATTTATATTAGGGTCTTTTGTTACTCTAAACCATCCATTATAAACATATCGATTGTTTTTGCAAGTTATACCTGCTACAAGATGGCCAATTTTTAATTTTTCTTCATTAGAATTATTTAATAAAATCGAATCAAGAATATATTTATTGCCATTATGAAAGATTTCGTTTTCAAGAGTAATCAGACCTTTGATATTAATATTATATTTCTTTAAATTTAATTTTTGTAAATCTGGATAAGTATTATAATCATGTATAAATAACCTAGTATAATAATTATAAAAATTATATTTTTTTATTTTATGAACGATTATATAATCTGGGTCTGAAATATCTTTAGTATTTATACCACTCCATTTTGATAAAAATTTATAGTTATGTCTTTTTTTAGCATTTATTGCAAACTTTGGAAGGACCGAATAATAATTAGCATAACATTTCTTTTCATAAATAATAACATCCATAACATTCTTATTTAAACTTTTTAAGAAATCCGGCAAAAACGTCTCAACGTCAAATCCATATGTTTTTTTTCCTTTGAAATGTTCAAACAATTCTTTTTTATCTAAATTTGTATATCTTAAAATATTTTCTGGACGCATAAATTCAAAATATTTATTGGCTTCTTCATCTCTAATATAATTATGTTTTATTATATGGTTCATTATTTTCGAAAACTTATCTTTCTTTCCTTCGAAATGATGATAAAATAACTTTCTCGAATGCTGACTATAAAAAATAGCCATCAAAATAGAATTAAACCAACATGTGCCTGTGTATTGTGGTATTGTAATAACATTATCACAAGAAAACATTAATTAATCTTCTAATAATATACACAGCTAACAATTTTATATTTATGCGATTTTATGTGATTATAAATATCTTTAATTATTTTATCGTTGTCATACCATTCATTATAACATTTATAAAAACATTTATATTTATTATCTGACCTAGCTATAATAGCCGATGCTGATATCATTTCAGGATTTAATTTAAGTTTAGTTATTTTTATTGTTTTTATTGTCGTTTCTTGTTTTGATATTATTTTAAATTTTTCATTATAAGCTAATAGTATTTCTATTAATTTTTTCTTGAAATTAAATATCTGTTGCAATAAGATTATAATATCAGTAAAATTATATACACCTCTTGACCAGATGATTTTAGGATATTCCGGATTTTGCTTGATAAAATCATTGTAATACATTTGAATAGCTTTTATTAATTTTTTCTTATTAAATGTTTTGTTTTCATAAAAAGATTTAAATTCATTGATAATTGAAATAACATGTTTATTTTTTATTGATTTATTATTAAAAAACAATTCTTCAATTGTCAAATTCTTATTATTAAAAAAAGCAACTAAAATACAATCAATATAAGATGTGTCATATGTAAATTTATTACATTCTTTTTTGGGTCCCTTAAGTCCTTTAAGTTCCTTAAGTGTCTTTTTATATTCATTTTGTGTATCTCTGCGTTTTGTTCTATCGTAAATATACATAATCTTTTTGATACTTAAATCATGGTGTAAATTTACTTCTGAAAAATTACTACTATTAGATTTTAGCGAGGGTAATGTTATTGAACTTGTGGTACTTATATTTGTATCAATTGATTTAATTGCTGTATTAGCCCTAACATAAATTAAAGTTGCTTTATTAATATTTTTAAATGAAAAACAATGTTCATCTAAATTTATTGGGTCTAATTTACATAAATTAGGATTTAAACAAAATTTATGATCTTTTTTTATATTCCAATTAAATTCCATTAATTCACAAGGTAATGTTCTATTGCTAATATTTTTAGTTAATGCGGCATCATTAGTCGTTCTCATCCATCCATTATAAACATAACGCTTATTTTTACAAGTTATTCCTGAAATTGCATGACCTATTTTTAAATTATTGTAATTAATTAATATAATTGAATCTAATACATATTTATTACCATTATAATATATTTCATCATTTAAATTCAACAAACCTTTGATATCAATATTATGATTTTTTAAATTTAATATTTGTTCTATGAATGGATAAGCTTCATAATCTAATGTAAATAATTGTTTATAAAGATTATCATCTGAACCTGTTATTTTATTAACTATTATATATTCAGGGTTCTTAGATATTCCAATCCATCTATTAATTTCAGGTGGTTTATAATCCATTATTAATGGCGCCGTCATAGAATAATAATTTGCATAAAAATTATTCTTGTAAATAATAATATCTAAAATATTTTTATCTAAACTTTTTAGAAAATATGGTAAAAAACTATTTATGAATTTATATCCATAACTCTTTTTTTCTTTGAAAATTTTATAAAAATCTTTTTTATTTTCAATATTTATATATCTCAATATATTTTCAGGTTTCATAAATTTAAAATATTCAATTGTTTGTTCTGTTTTGATATAATTTTGTTTCATTATATTGTTCATTATTCTAGAAAACTTATCTTTCTTTCCTTCGAAATGATGATAAAATAACTTTCTTGAATGCTGACTATAAAAAAGAGCCATCAAAATGGCATTAAACCAACACGTTTCTTTATATTGTGGTATTGTAATAACTTTATCACAAGAAAACATTAATAATCTTCTAATAATATACACAGCTAACAATTTTAGATTTTTCTTTTAGATAATCATTGATATTATCAAAATATTTATATTTATCTTTTATTCTTGTTATTATTGCTTTTATTTTAGGTTTAATATCTGGATTTTTAGTTATTGTTATTGTTTTTATGGTTGTTTCTTGTTTTTCTATTATCTTAAACTTCTCGTTATAAGATAATACTATTCTTATCTTGGTTTTATTAAAATTAAATATCTTTTGTAATAAGATTATTAAATCTGTAAAATAATATTTACCTCTAGACCATTGAATTTTAGGACTATTTATATAATCATTATAATAATTTTGAATAGCCTTCATTAATTTTGATTTGTCGTATTTTTTAGTTTCATAATATGATTTAAACTCATTTCTTATTATTATCGCATTTTCGTTTTTTAATGGTTTCTTCTTCTTAAAAAACAATTCTTCAATTGTCAAATTCTTCTTACTAAAAAAAACAGCCAAAATACAATCAATATAAGTATTATTATAACCTCCTCCAGAAACAACACATGTACGTTCTGTTTTAACTTCTATTTCATCTTTTGTAATATCTAAAAAAGTTTCTAATTCTTGTAAATAAGCTATATTATCAGACTTTTCTTTAAAATTGGATAATTCTTTTTCTGTATCAGAAAAAATTTTACGAACAGGTTTTAATTTTATAGGCGTTTTAAAATATATTTTTCTACTTTCATCAACTAATTCATATATGTTTATTCCATTAGTCGATTCAAGTAAATCGTAATTATTACCATTATAAATAAGATTTGGTTTATTTTCTCTTAATTGTATATCAGCACTATAATTATTAATATTTAATACATATTCAAGTTGTTTAATATCTCCCAATCCTAATGCATCGGTTTCTAAATTATCTATTATAATTTGATTAGGATTTTTTATTGATAATAAATTTTCTTTATTTAAATATTCATCGATTGTTATATAATAGTTTGAGTTAAATTTTATTAATTCTAAATTTATTTTTGTTATATATAATCGTTTATATTCTTCTTGGTTTATTTTGCGTTGTTTTCTTGCTTTTTTATAATCATCATCAATTAAACCACTATCTACTTCTGAAAAATCTGACGATTTCAATGAAGGAAGTGTTAAAGAGCTTGAAGAATAAATAACTTCTTCTTGTGATGTTGTTCTATCAACTTTAACATAAATTAATGTTGCGTTTTCAATTTGATTAAATGAAAAACATAATTCTCTTTCTCGTGCTTTATCATCTAATTTACATAAATTAGGATTTAAACAAAATTCATTTGGGTTTTTAATATCCCATTGATATCTCATTAATTCACATGGTAATATTCGATTACCATTATTTTTAGACATACCAGGGTCTCTAGTTATTCTTATCCAACCATTATAAACATATCGTTCGTTATTGCAAGTTATACCTGAAATAACATGACTTTTTTTAATATTATCATAATTATAATTATTTAATAAAATTGAATCTAACACATATGTATTATCATTATAAGTTATTTCATTTGCTAAATCACTTAAACCATCAATATGAGTTTCTAAATTTAATGGTTTTTTTATAATATGAAATGCTTTTAAAAATAATAATTTATATCGTGACATACTTTTTTTTATTTTATCAATAGATTGTATCTTATTAACTAAGATATAATCAGGAGTTATTATATCTTTACTTTTAATATCGAATTTAGATATATCAATATTTAATGTTGTTCCATCTGATTTATAGATATTTGTAAAAAACTCTGGAAGAATTGAATAAAAATTTGCATAATATTTATCATTATGCAAAATTATATCTAAAACGTTTTTATTTAAATTTTTTAAAAAAAAAGGTAAAAATGCTTCTATTTCATAACTATAAGTTTTACTAATTCTAAATTCTTTATATAATTCTGTTGTATTTCCATTTATATATTTAAGGATGTTTTCTGGTTTCATAAATTTAAAATATTCAATAGTTTTTTCTTTTTTAATATAAATATGTTTTATTATATTGTTCATTATTTTTGAAAACTTGTCTTTCTTTCCTTCGAAATGATGATATAATAACTTTCTTGAATGCTGACTATAAAAAATAGACATCAAAATAGAATTAAACCAACATGTTCCTCTATATTGTGGTATTGTAATTACATTACTACATGAAGTCATTATTATCTAAATTACTAATAGATTAAAAAATATGTTATATTCAGAATATTGTGCTGAATGGCAAAAAAATAAAACAATAAATCCTATTACAAAAAGGAAAATATCAGAAAATGGCACTATTTATAAACAATTTCTTAAAGCTTGTCAAATAAAAAACAACTGTCAAACAAAACATTAAAAATTTCTGTGACCAAAATAAAAAACTAACCGAATTTATAAATTCTAAAGATAAAGAATATTATAATAAATTAATGCAATTCTGCAAATCTGTATTAAAAGATTATGATTTATCCAAAGAAAAACCAAAAGAACCCAAAGAACCCAAAGAACTGAAAGAAAAACCTAAAGAACCTAAAGAAATTAGGAAATATTTATCTAAAATTAATAATAAGGAATGTATTAAATTGACTAAAAATAAAAATCAGTATTTATTGACTGATGATATTTTATTATATGAACAAATTGGCAGTGATAGTCTTTTTGGGGTTATTTACAAAAGTATGAATATTAACAAGCATTATAAAGATATTCCTGACTTTGTTACGAAAATTCAATTGAAGAGCAAACAATTTTTAAATGAATATAGAATTTTAGAAAAGATAATTAAATTATTGGAAAAACAGCCTACTATTCCTTTAATTCCACAAATTTATAAAATCATTACTTGTAATAATCTTATTATTGATGATAAATATCCTTCTATTTTAGCGAAAGCAAAAAAAACCAATAAAATATATACAATGATTTTATATGAATTAGTTGATGGAGATTTATTTAGTTTCTTAATGAAAAATACCTTAAATGAAAACATCTGGAAAAATATTTATGAACAAATTATGATGTCCATTTTCTTTTATCATAGTGTATTTAAGGAATTTCATGGAGATACACATACAAAAAATTTCTTATATCGCAAAATTGCGCCAGGTGGTTGTTTTTGTTATAATATCAATGGTATAAATTATTATATTGAAAATTTAGGAATATCTTGGATAATTTGGGATTATGGCAATTCACAACCATTAGAAAAATTAAGTAATCCAACATGGATTGATGATTATATCCGTTTTAATTTAGGTCCTAGAAAACGTGACAAAGAAATAGAAAAATCCGATTTCTTTAAATATTACACAGTTCATGATGATAAATTCGGATATTTACCCGATGATTATAATATTCCAAAATCTATTTTAAAATTACAAGAACAAATAGCTGAACATATTTATTATAAATCTTATAAAAAACCTCAATCGAATTCTAAATATTTCATGCCTAATAATCCAGGTTCTATGACTGAATATGAATGGTTCGTTAAATTATCAGAAAATGGAATATTATTTTCTAAAACTCCTATAGGTAAGATTATATCAACTACTACTTTTACCAATCCTAATATTTATTACTATTCATCAAAGAAATAATCATTATAAATAATATGATAATAGAAATATTTTTATTGTTAAGTATTGGTTTGACAAGTTATTTCTATACATCATATTTAATACCTCTAGCAGCGTTTATTATGCCTATAGAACAACATTATATGATTATGTGTTTCTGTTGTATATTATTAATAATAGATAATGTAAGTTTATTTAATGACCTTCAAAATAAAAATAAAATTAATACTAATTTACAAATCGTAGGCGACCAAGTATTTGAATTAACAGATAATAAAGTTATCGTCTATAATATAACAAAAATAAAAGATGAACCTATAACACCAACTAGCAAACTTAAGCTCAAAAGAAATATACTCAATAAAAAACATCCGAGTTATGAGGAACTATTCACTATTGATTAATAATAACTCTCACTTCAGGTTCTATATTAATCAATTTGTCAATATAATTCCTATAATTAGCTATTATTTCATCATTTTTATTCAATTCACTCTTTATTATTGAATTAGATTGTTTATAATTTTGTTTTATGTTATTTAACATCTTCAAATGCTGTCGATTAGAATAATCATTACTTAAATCTGTTTTTATCTTTAGTTCGATGTTATAATTATTATAATAAGATTTAAGTTCTTTCAGTTTGGGTAATATAATTTCTGTATTTTCAATATTATCATTTATATAAGAAATTAATTTAATTTTATTTAATTCCTTCTGATTTATTGAATATGTCTCTAGTTTTTTTAATGAAAATGAACCTATTATATATAACGGTATAAAAACAGAACTAAAAGCAAATGTCTCATAAGTTTGAAAAATAGCTGTCGAAATAATAGGCAGCGAAATAAATAACCAGTTAGTTTTAATTCTAGATATCATTATTTCAATTTTTAATACAAAGACTTAAATCAATTTAAAAATATGTATTAAAAAGATATATATGACGTCTTCCAATTATATTAATGACGTATGGTCATTATATTTTCATGACCCATATGACATGAATTGGGATAATAGCAGTTATAAATTCATCACTACTATAAGTAGTGTCGAAGATTATATTAATATCTATAAGGCATTCGAGGATTTATGGCAAAGAGGCATGTTTTTCATAATGAGAGAACATATTATGCCACGATGGGAAGATGAACATAATAAAAATGGTGGTTGTCTGTCATTTAAAGTTAATAAACAAGATTTTAACGAAAAATTATTTGAAGTTGGTGCATTAATCTTAGGCGAAACTATGGGAAAAACTGATATGACTTCTACTTGTATCAATGGGTTTTCAATTAGTCCAAAAAAGAATTATCATATTATTAGAATATGGCTCAAAAACAATGAAAGAATAAATAGAAGTTTGTTTAATTTAACTATACATCCTTATTCGGTTATTATGTATAAACCACACAATGAATTATAAAAAAATCAATATAAATATAATATTTATTATAAAAATATGTCTATTACTACTACTTTCGAAAATCTCATTAAAAGTGAAGATTATTTTAAAGCCTTATTTGATGAATTTAAATTTGATTTAATTCTCGAAAATGATATTCAACGTGTTTTTAAACGAACTACATATAAAATATATGATTTACAATGTATTAATTTCCCAGCTGCCTTATTATCATTCGTCGAAGACCTCTTATCAAATAATAATATCGAAATTCATTTAACTGAGACTTTTATCAATCCCAATAAAGTAAATTATTATGGTTCTATAAAAACACAATTATCTAATTATAAATTCATCGAAGATATTTATTATAGTGTCAATCTTATTAATACTAACAATAAAATAACAGTTGAAACTTCTATCGATAAAAAATATGATGAAAGTTCTATTAACGAATTTGATAAAATCATGTTGTCTATATTATTGATGTTTATTGAAAATGGATATACCTCATATGTTAAAAATGAGATATTCAAAAAAAATATGAGCAGAATTAATCTTCACTCTTTTGAGCTAAACATAACTTAACACTTCCCATCGAAGCAATTCCATATTGTAAAATTATAGGATAAGAATTTTTTAAATAAATTTCTACGGTCGAACATAAATTTGTGCATTTTGTAAAAATACTTAAATATTTCAAACTGAAAACACCTTGAATTATCTCTTGATTGTCATTATTCTTGATTTGTATATTTTGTGTTTCCGTTGCTAAGATAGTCTCTTGACAACAGAATTCTCCCTGACAACTCAAAATAAGTTTATTACCGATGTTTTTAATTTCGATATATTCTGCCAGATTGTGCATATCTCTTATTATTTTCTGTAGATATGCTGAAGGCATTGTTATTATTGTATTAAAATCAGCAGGCGGTATATCGACACTGACGACATCAATATCTAACATCGATAATTTATATGTAGTCTTAACATTCTTTTCATTATTTTCTATTGTTATACCCAAAATATTCGGGTCGTTTTTATGAATAAACAATGATAATATATCTCCATTTTGAATGGTTTTTATTAACATATGAAATTTAAGCATGTTTATTCCTACATAAATCTTTTTCATACAATAATAACTTTCGAATTTATCTGCATGCAATTTTAAATGTATCAGAACAATATGAGTATTATCTAATGCAACTATCTTCATGCCATTTTCATCGAATTCCAAATTGACATCCATCAAAATTTCTTTCATTGCATCAATCACCGATTTTATCGTCGATGCTTGTATTGTTTTTATTTCTAGAATGTAATTTTCCATTTACATAACTAAAATTAAAAAACCTTTATATATGTAAATACAAAGGCTCATCAATGTCGGCTTCATTTAAAGTTTTTGACGTTTCACTAATTTTATTAACGATATTATTTAAATAATTACTGGGTTTTATATAACCTTTACCTAATTTTAATGTTTCTTCTAAAAACCAATTATTACTATTATCTTTTTTTCTTTTATATTGCATTTCAATAATTTTATTTAACTGTGAATAATCGTAGCTGCTCATCTACTTTTTTTTAGATATTATTTTTTGCATTTCTATGTCATATAAATCACATGTATCACGGATATCATTCCATTTTTGTGTTTCTTCACTGATTATCGCCTCAGCCTTCTCCTGAACATCCCATAATTCTAATAAAGTCTTTACTTGGTCTTTATTGTTTTTGTTATAAATAATTTCTATTTCTTCTATAGTCATATTTGCAGGAGCTTGTTTTATTAATGTATCCATTTCTATATATTTTTATATTTAGATAATTTTAATTTCCCATAATCCTCAGATATCTTATAAGCCATTATCTCAAACGGATGTTCGTTTATTGCCGGTATTATATCATTTATACCTGTCGGCATCGTAGATTTATATTTATAAAATAATTCATTTCCATTTCGGTCTTTATATATATATTCATCTAAATCAGGATTAGCTCTTATCAATAATTCGCTATCACGTCTTCTTGAAATCGTATAACCATTTTCTTTTAAATATTTATTTATGTCTTTGTTATATCTTTGGTAAATATGAATACTTTCATGAATAAGAACCGTTATCAATGCGTCATCGTCGTAATTAACGATTTTAGGTGATAAAAATATTATGTCGGCTCTTGTATGTGGAAAACCTTCTTCATAAATATCGCCTATTAATGCAAATTTCCAATTATAACCATTATCAAAATATTTTTTAGCAATTATTGAACAAACATTCAACCGTTTTTTATGTTCTTCTGTGAAATTATAACATTCATTTATAACTTTATTTATATATTCACTCGGACTTTTTGAATCTCTAGCTGTTAAATCGTATTCTGTCAAATTAGTTATATATCTGTCTGTGTCGTTTCTTATGAAATTTATTGTTTCCTCCGCTGTCATATAAATATTATCTATATCCGTAAATTTCTCTTTATTTCCACTAAAAGCAACTATCATAATTAAAACAATTATTGATATAAACACGATAGTTAATGCAATATATCTAAATTTAATCATTGGGACCACTATAAATATAATGATAAATTATTTAGATTATCTTCTTGCTTCAATATAAACTTGTCGATAATTTCTCTAGTTATGGTAAAAGGAAATTCAATTGTTTTATTATCAGGCATTTTTATAAACCTATGCATATTTATATGAGAATATATATTATTTATATTTCGTTGTAGGTTTCTCACTCCATCTTCTTGTGCTGTTTTGCTAATTATATATTCTATTTCTTTGTCACTTATTATAATATCATTCTCAGAGATATTATAAGCTTTACAAATATCTTTTATTAAATAATTCTTACTCAATTCTATTTTATCTGATAATTTGTATTTATCGACGTTTATAATTATCATTCGGTCTCGTAATATAGGATTTATCTTGTTTGCATCGTTGAATGTAAAAAACATTAATGACTTTGATATATCGAAACTAATGTCATCTATATATTTATCTGTGAAACTATCATTTTGTGTGGTGTCTGTCATATTAATTAATGTATTTATAATATCATGTCCTTCGTTATTATCTGAAACTTTGTCTAATTCATCAAAAAAAAAAATAGGGTTCATTACTTTGGCTTGTATTATCTCATCAATTACTTTACCATATCTAGAACCTGCATATGTATATGAAAAACCTTTCAAATAACTCGCATCAGATATACCAGCTAATGAAATAAATGAAAATGGATATTTTAAAACACTCGCTACGCCATCTTTTATTAATTTCGTTTTACCTACACCCATCGAACCCTGAATACCTATTGCATAACCTTTCGCATTTGGATTTACCATAAATTGCGCCAGTATTCTCATTATATGTTGTTTTGTCTCCATATGTCCGTAAATTTTCTTATTAAGTTCTTCGAGAACAATTGGCAAATATTCGTCAATAGACTTTTGTTCAATTTTATAATAAACACCAAAAGGAATTTTAGATATTACATTTATCCAAGTATTTATTTTATCATATTCGCTCGTTGATTCTTCCATCTCATCCAGTTGATTGAGTTTATTCATTATTATTCGTTTATTTCTTATTGAATTGTTTGACAACAAAAATTTAAATCTTAATGGAACTATTTCAGAGTTATCACTGTTTTGCAATTCTTCTTCAAGTTTTAATATATTTTTCTTTTCTTTTTTTGATAATTTTTTATAATATTTCATATCTTCATCTGTATAATTTTCTAATAACTTATTTCTATTTTCCTTTTTTTCAGTTATAAAATAATATATCTCTAAATACCAATATATTAATACTAATAATAATAATATTGATATTACTATTATTATTATTGGTATTATGATATACCATAATATATGCATGGTTTAATAATTATAATAATTATTATTCATTTACTTTTTACGCTTCTTTTTTTGTTTCTTCTTCATCCTCGTCTTCTTCATCGTCGTCTTCTTCATCGTCATCATCATCCTCTTCATCTTCAAAGTCAAATTCTTTCATGTTTTTATTCTTGGTAATAGTATAATGTTTTTTAATATACCTATATACATATAATAATACCATAAACATTATTATTGCTAATAATATTGCTGTTACTATAATTGATATAATTGCTATTATAATATACCAAAACAAATGCATATCTGTTATATTATAAATATAATGAAAAATTATTCAAGTTATTTTCACGCTTCATAATAATATACTTGTCTATAATTTCTTTAGTTATTGTAAAAGGAAATTCGATTGTTTTATCATCTGGCATTTTTATAAACCTATGCATATTTATATGAGAATAAATATTATTTATATTTCGTTGTAAGTTTCTTACTCCGTCTTCTTCCGTTGTGTTGTTGATTATATATTCTATTTCTTTGTCTTTTATTATGATATCATTATCAGAGATATTATAAGATTTACAAATATCTTTTATTAAATAATTCTTACTCAATTCTATTTTATCTGCTAGTTTGTATTTATCAACTTTTATAATTATCATTCGGTCTCGTAATATAGGATTTATTTTTTCTATATCATTGAATGTAAAGAACATTAGCGACTTCGACAAATCTAATTTAATTTCTTCTATGTATTTGTCTGTGAAACTGTCATTTTGTGTTGTGTCCGTTAAATGAATTAAAGTATTCGTTATTTCTTCACCTTGTTTATTAGTAGCAACTTTATCTAATTCATCAAAGAAAAAAATAGGGTTCATTACTTTGGCTTTTATTATCTCTTCTAAGATTTTACCATATTTCGAACCTTCGTATGTATATAAATGACCTTTCAAATAACTCGAATCAGATATACCACCTAATGATATGAATGCAAACGGATATTTTAAAACACTCGCTACGCCATCTTTTATTAATTTCGTTTTACCTACACCCATCGAACCTTGAATACCTATTGCATAACCTTTCGCTGTTGGATTTACCATAAATTGCGCCAGTATTCTCATTATCTGTTGTTTCGTTTCGTTATGTCCGTAAATCTTCTTATTAAGTTCTGCGAGAACAGTTGGCAAATATTCGCTAATAGAATTATATTCAATCTTATAATAAATACCAAAAGGAATTTGAGATATTGTATTTACCAAATTGTATAATTTTGCATATTCTCCTGTATATGCGCACATAACTTCAAGTTCATTAAACCTATTCATAATTGCTCGTTTATTTGTAATTGAAGTATTGGCTAACAATAACTTAAATCTCAATGGAGTAATAACTAAAGGTTTATTTTTATCGCCATTTTGCAATTCTTCTTCAATTTGAATAATATCTTCTTTTTCTTTGATAGTTAATTTATCATAAAATTTCATTTCTTCTTTACTGTAGTCTTTCAATAAATCATTCTTCTTTTTTCTAGGTGGCATTGTTTTAATAATAACAATTATTATTTTATATGCAACATCTATAATAATAGGATTTACCGCTGTTTTCGTTGTATCTAATTATTTCTACGATATCACCTTGTTTTAGACCAAGCCATTTTGCAATAACGTCTGTTTTTAAAATAATTGGCATTTGTAATTTACTTTTAACCAAATATTTATTCATAATTTCGGTGGTTTCATCTGTAGATAATTTACGATGTGGTGGCACTAATTGATGTTTAGTTGGGTTGAATTGTAATTCGTTCAGTTGAAAAAACTGTAACATTCCTTTCTTTTTCTGTAAAATCTTATCAATAAGATTTAATTGAGTTATTGTAGGAGTTGTTAATATATCATTTCCAAATATTAGAATTATGTTATATTTACCATTATATTCATTTACGAATGTATCTATATTATTCTTTGATGCCCGTTTTAATTGGTCTATAATGTCTTGACGCATTTTTTTAGTCAATGCGAATATTATTGTTGTATCACTCGTTTGAAATTGGATAATACTACTTTCATTATAAAATTCTTGTCTGTTAATATCAACTTCATGTTCCTCGAATTCGTCAATATTTTCTCCTCGCAACTCTGATAACATTGATTTTAAATTTTCAATAGCCCTATCGATTTCCATTTTATAAAAATATTATTTCTATCTGTTTATATATCATTTTTTATTTATAAAAAAAATGATTTTTTGTTGTTATATGATATAACTATTAATAAACAAAAATATGTCATTAGATTCTATCATTAATTTTATCTCAAAAACGGAATATACAACTGCTGAATTATCTGTTTGTAATTATTTTAGAGGTGATATATATGAATATTATAGATTTGGTAGCGAATATATGAATATTCTAAAAAATACATTTAATAATTATACAACTGTAACTGACGATTCTATTATTTTTATCAATAATAATCTCTGGTTCTATATTAAATTTTCTATAGATAATAACGAAATATATTGGACTGTCAATATCGCCGAAACCTTAAACAAACTTAATGACAGAACGAATAAAATTAATCATTTTTAAGTCTAAAGCCTTTCCATCCATCTTTAATATAAATACCATAGATTTTATCAATATATGAACGTAGTTGTTGTCTATCTGGTTGTTTCTTACCTTTGGCAACATTCTCAACTCCCCAACTCTTGAAATCGGCATATACTTCCATAATTCCAATCTTTTCTTTAGCACTCTCATCCTTAATAATTCTGTCATTAACATATTGTCCGATGACGTCATTATTATCTTTGTATTTCTGGGTTGCATTGATTACTTCTCTAGGTTCAGTAATCTTATTAGGATTAATATTTTTGTGTCTTTCAATCAACATCGAAACGAAATGGTCTGCATATCTATCAAATTTATCTGATAATTCTAAATCCATCATAAATTCATTTGGTTTTGATGGGTCTGGATTTTCACAGAATTTTGAAGCAAATTCAACAACTCTCAAACGACGCCAAACGCCACCATCTTGAGACGGAATTTCAGGCAATTCATTACAAGCTAATATCATCTTAAATTGTGGTTTAAATTCATACGGTTCTTTATATAAACCTCTTGTTAAAATTCGGTCATTACCTGACAATTCTTTCATATAACCTACATTAATTTTATCGTTTTCATTCGGTTCTTGCATTACTGCAAATCGACGTCCTTTCATTCTCTCAATTTCACCTTGAGCCGAATTAGAAGCCGCTCGTTTTTGTGTTAATAATGCAATAGGCAATGTTGCATAATAATCGCCGACTGATTTTTGAATCAAGTCTAACAATCTACTTTTGCCATTACTTCCTTGACCTGTGAATATATAAAATCGTTCTTGGGCTATCGAACCATCAATAATACAAGCTAGAATATCTAATACATAATTACGAACATTTACATTCGTAAATACCTTTTCGAAAAAATCATTGATTTCTACGATTTCTGGATATTCAATTGAATATGGAATATAATTTCTTTTTGTTGATAATGAAATATAATCATCAGGCATACCTTCACGGAAAATATGCATCTTCATATCATAAACACCATTCTTAAATCCTATTAAATGCGGACGACAATCTAATAATTCTTCGAAATTTTCATCAATAAACAAGCATTTGCATTCCTTCATTACACTGTCTTTATAAGAAGTCTTTTTAAGATTGGAAGCGATTTTCATGGCTTCTGACCCTCGTTTGCTATACATCGATTGCTGAGCTTTGTCATATGCATTATTAGAACTTAATGTATTATAATGCATTGCTCGGTCTAGGAATTTACGACAGATTTCTTCACTCAATGAACGACGCAAATTCAAACCTTCTCTTGTTTTAATCCAACAATGTGAATCACGGTCATATTTATACCAAGTATCCTTATTAACTGCTTTGTATTCACCTTTATAAATAACTTGAACTAATTTCGCAACATCATAATGAGCACCTTCTGAACCTATCGAAATATCAATCAAAGGAATTACCGAATTATCAATAATTTCTTTATATCGCTGAGGATTATCAGTTTTGGCCCACCAGCGTAGAGTTCCCATTCCTAAATGGTCTTTACGCATTTTATCCCATAAATTCTGGCATTCGCCTTCAATGTAATTACTACCAATTTTTGAAAATTCTGTCCATTGTGCCAATAATCTATAATCGATATTTCGCAATACCCATCCAAGATTAATCCAATCATTATAACGTTCTGCTCTCGTTTGTGATAAGCATTCAGTTATTAATTCTCTGGCCAATACATAATCATCGTCATTTGTATAATTCTTAATAACATTGATTTCTTTTTTTAATAAGATGTTATTTTCTAGTTTTTCTTTTAATTTTTTATCTACAATCGGCAATATATGTCTGATATATTCTTCGATTTCTGATGTATAACTTTCATTAATTTTAGTTGGTTCAGTTGTGATATTTCTCATCGAAAACAATTTAATATATGATATCTCAAGTTCTGCTGACGGAACATAATCATGCATAATTGTTTCTTCCTTGTAATTATAAATCTTGGTCACTCTGTAGGCTTCTGATTCTGGTTTTTTACTCCCATACATCTGCCAACAATTAGCATTTATAATTGCTTTGTCAATAATATCTTCATATTCATTACATAAATATAAATCTTTGAAGATTTGAGAAGCAATATCTAAAATTTTCTTTCTAATAAAAAATTGTGTATTATTATCTATAATCACATGCGGAAAAATAATATGAATACCGTCTTTGATTTTATTTCTAAATTCTGTCGGATATGGTTTTTCCATTACATATGCGACATTGCTTTTTTCATCAATATCTAAATATGTATTGATTATTTTAAAATAATTGTCTATAATCTTATAGACATTATCATCTGTATATAATCGTTGAATAAATGGTTCTCCATTTTCATTAATAGGCATAGAAAATCTGAAATCTAAATCAACTCGCAATGGACTTGGTTCAACAGGTTTTTCTGTATAATGCAATGAAGTACCATTTGCAATGGCTAATGAATATAAATTTAAAAATTCTGTGTATTCATCATTGGCAATATATAAAGCGACTTTAGGATTACCTATACTCGTATTTGTATATTGCTTTCCTTTTTCAACTTTATGTTTAGAAATAAAGCTTTTAAACTTCTCTTGATGAGCCATAATTATATTAATATTTAATTATATTTTTAAATTATAATTATTGTCATTTTTTTTATTTTAATTTTTTATAGTAGAATGTCATTTTGTAGTCCAGGCGCATTTGATAAAAAAATATGTTATTCAAATCGGTCACTGAGATTGATTGCGGTTGCTTATAATCATATGAAACCCAGTGATAAAATTACTCTAAGTGATGATAATAATGAATTATATCATAATATTAAAGAAAAATTAGACAAATTCTTAAAAATAACTTATAGTAGTCATTGGGCTTGGTTAGATATTATCAGATATTTAAATCGTAATCAAAATTATAAAATTTCTAGAGCAATGAAAGAAATAGAAGATACAGAACTTAAACCAGCTCAACCCAGCGAATGGATAAATAATAAAACCGAATGGTTATCTAATTATGATATTCAAAATGTTCTTGGTCAATATGAAAAAGATAAAACTTTTAATTATAAATTTCTTGGTGTATTTACTATTGACTTCGGGCTAAAAAATAAAGATGGCACTTGTAAATATTATAGTGAGTGTGATATCAATATGAAAAATGTTATTAATTCTGGAAAAAAATATTTTGGGTTCATTACGAATTTATGCAAATATGATGAACCTGGCACTCATTGGACATCCAGTTTTTTTATTCTAGACCCCACTAAAAATAATTATGGTGCTTATTATTATGATAGTGTTAAACGACCTATTCCAAAATTACTGAAACCGGTATTTCTTGATATTCAAAAACAAATGCAACGTATATATCCTAACAAAAAATTTAATATCATGGTTAATAATGTAGCCCATCAAAAAAGCAATACTGAATGTGGTGTTTTTTCAATAGCATTCCAAACAAGATGGTTAATATCATTACGAGATACTGATGTCCAAACTAGTTTTGCCGATATTGTTAATTATAAACAATTTAACGATGATGTTATGATTATGTTAAGAAATAAATTTTATCGTCCTAATATAAGAACCGTTTTAAAAACTCAATGATAGAAGACAATCAAAATAAACTTTATCTTATTTCACTCAAAATGATTAAAGATAAATATAATATTAATTCTTTTTCTATTGATACATTCAATTCAATTTATCAACATTTTAATTCAACCAACAACAATAATCTTTCAACTAATGAAATTAATAAACTTATTCTAAAAAATATCGACGAAAGTTTTAAAAATCCTCCTCTGCCTCAACCAGCCAAAGAACCTCAAGTCACATTACCAGAAGAAGATAACGACATCAATAATAAAATAACCGAATTACGTAATATACGTGCCAATATGATTAATAATTCTTCCGCCGATATCAATAATAATACTACTCTCAATAATTACAATGATTTCATTCTTAATCCTATTCAATTGAATGGTAATGGTAATGCTAATGCTAATGCTAATGGTAATGTTAATGGTAATGTTAATGCTAATGGTAATGTTAATGGTAATGGTAATGGTAATGCTAATGGTAATGCTAATGGAAAATCATTTATAATAAATACTATTAAAAATGAGATAGCAGTGAATAATAAATATTTAAATCATAATATTTATCCGGCTTATTTGTGTGTTCCTGCTGTTGTCAAAAAATACACGCCTTATATCATATTATTAATAAATGATAATATAAGTAATATAAGTTATACATTTATTCCGGATATTAAAAATGATGTTTGGGACATTTGGAAACCTGTTAATGATAATTATACTAGTGTAGGAATATTAAACTCAAATTGGAATATAAATATTTATGATTTTTCAAATCATCTCTTAAATTTTAATGATTTTTATACAGATATCATTGAAGTTCTTGAAATTTCTTCTACTAATGAATTTAATATCAAAGTTACAAATATTGCTTTATTTGAAATCAAAGACAAAATTAAAATAATTTTAAAAAACAATATTTCATATGATAATGTTATTAATAAAATTGATAGTAATAATATTATTACAATAAACAAAAATAATTTAAAATTAGAAGATTTTATTAATAGCAAGGTTTTTAATTATAAATTTCAGATGTCACTTATTTTTAAATATTTTCCTAAATAATAAGTGATACCAATATACAAATAAATATAAATATTATTATTGATAACAATTCGAGTTTGTATTGTAGTTTTATTTTTTCATTTTCTCCCAATTCTATTGCTGGAGGTTCTTTTCCTAAAATATTTATAGTCATTAGATACATCAAATATCCAAATAATAACATCAATACAACGTGAATTAATATTGCAAACGAGTTATTATGCATATTTAGATAATTGAATAATATTCGCATTTTGAATGCATCGATATTTATTAATCCTATTACAATTAATAATATAAATATATACCAAGTTATATAATATTTAATAGCAGTCGTTATATCTCTTATTGTATTAGTTTTGATAAGAAAATAACAAACATATAAACTACACAAACGTATGACATAAACAACCACACAAAATATAACTTTATCATTTGTTGTTAATGCTAATTCCTCCTCTGGGTCTAAATTTAAATTTTGTGCCTTCTTATAAAATAAATTCTGGGCCATTTCATATGGCATTTTCTTATTTTTGATATTGTCTTCGTATGATGATAGCAAATTCTCAAAAACATTCATTCCTTTAGCATCAATAAAACCTTGTGTTGCCATTTTCTTTTCGCTATTGCTATTTAGTTCTCGATTTGCCTTTATTTTTTTTAAATTTGCTGAAATATTATTTAAATCGTCTAGAATAGCTGCCTTTTTTTCAACCATTTTTTTAATTTCATCATCTATTTTACCACCACCTTTAAATTTTTTGTTATTATAACCACCACCTCGTTTTATTGTTGAATTAATGTCTAGAGACTTTTTATATTTATCTAATATATCATCTAATTCAGTTACAAACATATTTAAAACTTCTTTATAAGATTCAAAATATTTCTTTATATTTTCAGTAGGATTATCTTTATATTCTCCTAATATGTTTTTGTCATAATATTTTTTTAATCTATCACTAATTATTGGCGCAGATTGAACTATTTTATTGTTAGAAATACTTTCTAATACATTTCCTATAGGTTTATAGAAATCTTCTGCAGTCTTTATTATTGTATCTATTTTTTTAATTTCTTTAGTTGTTATTATGTTTTTAAAATTCGATATTTTTCGTTGTTGTTCTTCTAATTTATTTTTTAACTTAGCTTTTATTGATTCGTTATTTGCAGCTTTGACCGCAATAATTAAAGATGTTATATCTGAATATTTATCTGCATTTTGATAATCATCATATGTTACAAATCCTTTTTCAGAATTAGAAATATCCTTTAAACTATTAATGTTATTTTCAATTTCTAAAACAATTGAGCTATATTTATCATTTTCTTTTTCTAGTTCAGATTTATTATTTGATAAGGGACGCATTTGTGTGTTTAAGTCCGGATTTTTTTCTTTTTGAAAATCAGCATTTAGTCTATCAATTCCTTTAGTTAATTTATCAATTTTACCTTTATTAATTTCTATCTTTTTGTCATAGTCACCTTTTATTTTTTCCATATCAGCAATATATACCGGTATTAATGTATAAAAATTGAATGCTATATTTGTTTTATATTCTTCATTGATTTTTTCTATATTTAATGAGTCGTTCTTTAATATAAAATCTATTTTTTTAAATTTATCTTCCAAATCTGTTATTTTTTCGTTTGATAATATTTCTAATGATTGTTTTTCAATTTCATCTATCGAAGATGTTATTGTCGTTGGTTGTGAAGCTGGAGTTGTTGTAGTTTCTTCGCCACCGCCATAAATAATTTTATTCGTATCTATCAAATCCTGAATTCTATTTTGTAATTTGTTTTTATGGTCATATTCATATAAACTCGTTAAATATCTAATCGTAGTTTCAAATGTCAATTTGTCATAATAATCATATAATAAATCTAATATTGAAGGATTGTCTAATATTTTTTCGCATCGCGGATTTATGAATTCTTTAATTTTCCTTAAATCAATTTCAATATTTGCTTTAGACAATTCTTTAACTAATTTGTCTTCAATTTTCTTCTTATCTAAATAATTATTAATTCTACAAATTATGAAAAATGCAAAGTCTAATATCTTTTTATTTATTCTATTCTGAAGTCCTAATAAATAATATTTAACCAATTTTACATAAACATTTATAGATTTCTCATTTTCTTTTGATGCAAAATAAAATATATTTTCTTCTATATTGTCATTGTCATTACCATTATCATTACCATTATCATTATCATTATCACACAAATAGCTATTAAAATCTATAATAGGTAATGTTGATAAAAATTTAGTGTTATTAATTGAATTGACATAATCCAAAATAGATTTGTTTAAAATGAATTTGGTGTTTAGTTCTGTTATATTACGCGGTTTATATCGTTCTTGTAGTATTTTTAATAAGTCTCGATGGTTTTTTAAAAGTTTTATTGATGTCTTTTCTTGTTTTCTTGTCATTCGCATTTTGATATTAGTCAAATCGGTAAAAGAATAAATATCTAATGTTGGCAAAGTATTGTCATATTTATTACCGTTTATTATGAATGTTTTTGTAAGTTTATTTAAAATATTTATGTAAGAAAAAGTTAAGAAATTATCATAACCTTCTATATAATTATTATCGGATTGTGAATAATTATAAATAAACGATAATATATATTCGTTTTTCTTTTTATTTTTAGGTATTGCATCTATCTTTTCGAGATTTAAGTTCTTTTTCAAAAAAGCTATAAATTTATTTTTGTTTTGATGTAAAAAGAAATGTTCCAGTTTATTATAAATATTCGCATAATTTTCAGTTATATTCAATTTTAAACTATCGTTAACTATCGTTATTTTAATATTAATAGAAGATTTATTCGCCAATTCTCTAAAATTATTATAAATATAAATCATAAATATGTAGAAAATTATTTCATCCGTATCATAATAATTCAACAATAATACATCACTATCATATAATATATCTAATAATTCCTGCAAATCATTAAAAAACCTCTTAAAATTTTTATTATTATCTTGTTTTATATTATAAATAATCAAATATAATAAATAAACAACACATGAACTATCATTATCAAAAATTTCTAATAATTCATTCTTAATATCATTATTATCACCAATCTTATAATAATATTCATATATATCTTTAATTTCTAATGATGCCAATTGTTTATTTCCTCCTTGTAGTTTGGTTTGTTCAGGATTGTCAGTATCTATAAAAAAACTTGCTATATGTTTTGTTTTTGGTTCAAATATCTGACCCGACCTATCATTACTACTACTAATACTAATATTTGATTCTGTGAATTTTCTAACAATATCAATTATAAAATCTCTTAATATTCCTAAATAATCAGCTTTTAATTTTAATTGATTATCTTCTATTATAAAAATATCAAAAGTAATATTTGAGGGAATTTTTGCAAAAATATCTTCTGTGACGTCTTTTAAAAAAATAGGATGATTACTACGTGGTTCTTCTGATTTTATTTGTGACTTTATTTCTTCTTTTTTACGAGTTATAATAGTTACTAATAAATTATAGAATCTAACATATTCAAATAATATATTAGATACAATCTCTTTAATATCTTCATTTTCAGTTGTTAATAATCTATTTAATAAAATTATTAAATTTATATTTTCTAATTTTATTAATATTTCGCGAATAATATCAAATAAATAATATGTTCGGGTATTTATATTTGATAAATAATTTAGAAATAATATTAAATTTGATAGCAGTTTAAAATTTTTTAATAATATTCTTGCAAATATTACTTGAATTTCTATTTGAATATCATCATTAGTTTTAAAATATAATTGTAGTTTATCTATATAATAATTAATTATATAGTATAAATTTAAATATTTTATAATTAATTCTTCTAAAACAGAAGAATTTTCATTAATATAATTGTATAATATATATCCAAAATAGTCAAAAAGGAATGTTAATAAATATGTAAATATCGTATATTGTTTAATATTTATTCCTGTTAATTCTTGAAAACCTAAATTTTCTAAATATATTAAATAATTATTATTAAAACTAATTAAAATACTAATAAGCTGATTAATATTATCTCTATTTTGTAAAATCTCAATAATAAACATTAAAAAATTAATACTAAAAAATAAGTTATTGGGTAATTCTAAGCTTTTAATACTTTGCATAAACTCATAAATTTTAGCTAGGTCGTTGTCAGTTAGATTATAATGTATATAATCTAAATAATTAATTATATTTGAATATAAATAATTAATTATTATTTGTTCATTTATCGATTCTGATGATAAAAAATTAGTTAATTTATATTTCATTTCTGTTAATATGTATTGTTTAGTTGTATTGAGGTGAAACAACTGTAATAATGATTTTACGTCTTCATTATCATTATCATTATCATTATTATAATCAATTATTTCTGGAATATATAATATAACATACATTAATATATGTTTAATTAAATATATATTATTTGCATTAATTGTATCTAAATCAAATAAAACCAATATTTTACAAAAATTATTAAAAGATTGTATAATTTGTTTAAAAAATGTATAAGCTATTAATTTATCTTGTAAATATAAATAATATATTTGAAATACTATAAACCAATAATAACAATAATAATACAAAATTATTTGTTTAATATCAATATTATTATTATCATGAGATTCTAAAATTTTACTAAGCTTTTCATTCAAATATGTATTTAATGCTAGCACTATTAATTTAATAGCTTTTTGTAAATCTAATGGTTGCTGTTGATAATCATGGTAAATTCCCAATACTTTAGTTATATAATTATCTTTAATTTCAGTAATAATTTGTTCTACAGTTTTAAAACTACCATCAATTAAAATTTTTATATTTGAAATATCAGAACTAACATTATCGTCGTAATCAATAACATCATTTTGTGTATATTTTTCTTGAAGTTTTGATATTTCTTTTTTTAATTCAATTTTAGTATCAATTGTTTCTCTTATTCGTGGGGGTGGTAATTCTGCTTCTTTTCTTGCTTTTTCTTCTGCTTCTTTTCTTGCTTTTTCTTCTGCTTCTTTTCTTGCTTTTTCTTCTGCTTCTTTTCTTGCTTTTTCTTCT